CACTTGCATTGTTGCCGTCATCATCAACGTCTATATTCAAGTTAAGTACAGCGCCTATAGCATAGCGCCTCTGGTATGTGATGTTCGATCCGATTCCTTGTGGATCATTCTTAGATGGTGTCATCTGATATGTCTCCATCATAAACTCTCCTGATTCATGCGCAACCATTGTAGTTAGTCCGTTCACGCCTGACGGCCATTGAGTGACCACCAAGCCACTATCTATTAACGGCTGATGTACTTTGTCTAAAATATCAGGTAAAGCCGCATAGGCACTTTTAAAGAATGGGTTTTTGCTGTCTTTAGGTATTTTACCAACTAGTTTTTGAAAGTTTAATAAGCCTAGTGTTAAGTTTTTGATTGATTCTGATTTTTCCATGATTAATCTTGTTTTAAGTCCCATCTTGCCTGTCTGATGATCTCGTCTTTTAATTCAAGTTCTTCTTTGGCTAAGGGAATGTGTTTGTGAATGTTTGCTGAGTGAATTAACTCTCCCGTAATTGAGTTTTGAAAATAGTTGCTGTTCTTCTTCCTGATGTGTAGAGGAAGGTGTTTAAGGATTGGGTTCTTTTTCTTTGACATCATGAATTGTGCTAAATACAGTTAAAGCGGCAGTTATAAATGATGACGTTTGCATGTCTGCTGTTGATTCGTAGAAAGGTGTAGGTTTACCAAAGTCAGATTGATGTGTATTGATGGCAAATCCACCATTAACCTCAAATACGTTGTACTTATTGCCTTTATCATCTATCAGATTGTCTCCAACATATATGTGCCGTCCTGTATCGTCTGTTAATCCTATCGCTTGCTCAATAATCAAATGCTTTGGTTCTTTACCGTCTTTATTGAATAAGAACTGATCGTAGCAGTTACCCCACTCTCCAAATAATACACACTCTCCGATTAAGCTAAAGCCTAGATTGTTCTCTGGTGAATAATTCATGAGCCAACACTTGTTTAGGTCATCCCATGCTCTGAATGTCTGTGTCATGATTGTTTAATTAAATGTGGATGTTCATATATGTTTCCTATTACCCTTCTCCATTCTGATAGGTCTCTAAACGACCCACAAAGATTATATTCTCCGATTATTAAGTCCATCGTTATAACCTCAGGATCAAATTTTCCACCCCATTCTCTTTCATCAAAGTCAAGTAGGTCACCTTCAAATATTTCTTTGCCATCTGCATCTAATAATCCTGTGAACTGCATGATGTTTCCGTAAGAGTCGTGTTCTTGCCTATCGTAACCGTCTAAGTCAAAATATCTCATTTGCTTTAAAACAGGTTCGTAGTCTCTAAACTTAATCTTTCTCATAACTACAAGTCTACTTGTTTAACCAGATCAGCATAAACCTGCTCTATTCGCTCTATATATTCCCTAAGAGACAGTATCTCGTCCGAGTCAGCATGATGTGCCTGAATGATCTTTTTGATCGCCTGAGACATTGTTGTTGGGAAGCATAGTTGAGTGCTGTTTTCCTGTCCTGCGTTCTTACCTTCTTTGATCGTTCCTAATCTTGAGATAGGGAAGCATCCGGGTTCTACTTTGATGATGTAAGTTGTTTCTTCTAATGTTACTTTGATTTCCATGTTGTTTATTTTAAAGTGTTCTTTTGATATAAGTAATTATTGAGTGTAGCATCTTTTTCTGCCCTTGTAAGTATAAAACTGTGTCTGACATAGCATGAGTGCTAAAATCATCGTTAAGCGCTTGTAACTGCTCTAATAAAGCCTCAGCGTATTCCTTTGCTGATGAATCAGGGATGTTAAGGTCTAAGTCTTCTATTCTCATAACCCTAATTCTATGAAGCGATCTATTAAATCACCTACGGTTAAATATTGTCTCATTTCTTTCTCGCTGAACTCTACATCTAGCTTTCTCTCTAACTCACAGAACAACTCTAAGCGCTCTAATGAATCTAAAGTGGTGAGCAGATTGGTATCCTCTGTTATTGGTGCCTTATCCCAAGCCTCACAGCTTTGAATGATCTCTAGGAAGTCTAGTCTGTCTTTGTCGGGTTCTTCGCTCTCAGGGCTTGTATTGTCTTCATATCCATCTGATAGTTCATATTCCTCTCCGTCTACTCTGCGGGTGAAATTAATTGGTTTGCCTTTCATGACGTTAAAAATATACAGGGGTAAAACATTGTTGTTTCGGTTTCTGGTTAATATCTAATGTTTCTATGTAATAGACAACCTTAGATTTGTTTTGTAGATGCGGTTGGAGTAGAGTTTTGATTTGACTGTTATTGTAATCAGAGTATTTTTCTACAGGCACCCTAATGATATGAATCAATGTGCTTTTAAACTCCTTTTCTACCTTATCGGCATCCAAATCTGTTTTCTCTACATCTTCCTTTGTTAGTGTAATGTCGAGGCTTTGATAATTTTGTGTTTTTGCTTTCATAATATCTCTCTGATTGTTTTTGTGATTGTCTCTAACACCTCTATTGGAAGTTCCTCAATGTTTAAGTCTACACTCTCCATTCCCATTACTACGTCTGAGAAGTGAACCTTGTTGCTTATGCCGGAGATATACATTGGAATGAACTGATCGGGAAGTTCAAAGCTAATTAGCTTAAGTCTGCTGATTAATTCATCCAATTGGGCTACGTTCAGCCTCTCTAAGGAACTTTTAACTGTTAGGTGGACTATTGGGTAGGAAATGATCTCTAAGGCTTTAGATGGCTCTGTTCCTTGTGACACTAAATCAGCATGTGGTTTGAGTGTGTTGTTTACAAAGTCGAGTAGTTGGTTGTGTTTTGTCATGATTGGTTATTTAAATTCTGTTCCTGTTTTACGTTCTGATTCTTTGTCTGCTAAGTAAACTTTAAGTAGTCCTTTTGCATTGGCGCTGTCTAAGAAGTCACAATATGCTATTGATCTTGGATAAGGTTCTATTCCGTATTTGCCATGATAAAGAAGTTGTCCATTCTCGTAGGCACCGGAGTCTACTATCATTACCGCGTAATACTTACCGTCTGATACAATCTTATAGCCTTTAGGGACTTTATAATCCTTGTCTGAGGGGTAGAATACCTTGTTCCAGTATCTAAAGTGAAAGTATTCTTGATTTAGACCTAGAAACATTGCGAACAAGAATACCAGTACCGCAAAAACTAATATCACTATTAGTGCTGTACCTCCTGAATCTGTTTGTTCTTCTTCCGGTTTGTCTTTTAATTCAATTTCCATGTTTTCTATTGTTTTAAATGCCACCACTTCTGATACTCTCCTAACAGTATGATTAGAATGATAATTAGGATAGTAAAGAAGATGTTGGTTGGGGTTAAGTATTTGTTAGTTTTCATGGATATTACCGCTGATTATACACCAGTCTGATTCGTTTTCAAAAGGCATCAGTTCTAAGTTTGGGTAATCCCAACAGAATGAAGCTGAATCTTGGTTCCAGACCACGCTTCCCCCGTCTTGATTTGTATCACCTTCGTATATCTCAGAATTGTTTATGTCATTGCATCCGGTATACTGTTCTTCACATTTCCTAGAAGTTCCACTACGGTGGGTTGGCGAACTAAAACTATCATCTGAATGGTTGCCGAATCTGTCTATTTGCCCCCAGTAAGTAAATCCACTGAACTTGCCTGTATGGTCGTAATGTGCTGATCTATATTTTAATGTTCTTTTCATTGTTTAGTCCTCCTTGTTTAAAGCGTTTATAAGGGCATCTGCTAGTTTAACTGACTTACTTGCTGTGGTTTCAATTAAAGAGTCATCTAGCACGCTAATATTCCAATCTAGAGAAGCTAAAAGACCGATCATTGCTTGTCCGGCAAAGTGTTGCTTAAATGTAAGTGCATGTATTTGCTGTGAGGTTCGCTCCCCACTGCTGTTCATGATTTGATCTGGATTTATTTTCATGATAGTTTAGATAAGTAATAGGTTTTAGGATAAATTAGATTGCTTGGTTCTTTTGATAGCTTGTAGTGGTCTTTAGCGTAGTCAAACTGAGACTTTGTGATGCTTTGATTTGAGATCGTATAACTTACACCTCTTAACAAGCTTTTCTTTCCAAAGGTGATGAAGTCTTGGACTACTATCTTCTCTCCTGCTTTTAACAGGTCATGGATTTCTTCTTTCTTCATGGTCTACTAGTTTTAAATTGTCTTCTTGGAACCAAGAGGCGATTTCTAATGAATATTTATGCTTACTTTTTTCATCTGAACCTCCGTACAAATCAAAGTACGACCCATTAACTTTAGATTTCTTACCTACTAAATCAGGCCTTAGATCATACCAATACGTTGTGTCATTTTCCGTTAATAGATTGTTTGGCTTAGGAGTATCTACCATGCCTATTTTATATAACTCGTCCCAATCTGATTTCATGTGAAATATTGGATGACCATAATGAGCGATCTCTACAATATCTCCTGCTTTAAATTTACTTGGTTTGTTTTTCATTTTGCTCTTTGATTAGTCTTACTTCTCTAATGATTAATGCTGTCTGTTCCTGAATGAACTCGTTCTTTTCTTTTAACTCTTGATTCTCTCGTTGTAAGCGATTTACTTCTTGGCATTCCTTAATGTAAGCACAAGTGCAGATCGTTAGTCCTCCTAAGGATATAGCGCAAAAAAGGACAAATAATAGGTCGTTGTTCATGGTGTGTTGATTTCTGTTGATACAATTGTCATTTGAGCCAGTTCATAGTTTCCTATTTCGCTGTATTTCTCACTAGGAAAGTCTATTCTGTATGAAGCATCATTTAAAGCCTCTTGTGCTACTTGCTCAGCATACTGTTTCATGGCAAAGATTATTCTCTTGTAAGCAGGATCAGCCTTTAATGCTGAGGTTGTACAATTAAGAGCGTACTCTATTGAAAAGCCATTGGGTTCAAATGTGTTGATTAATATTTCTTCTGCTGTTTTCATGATTATAATATTTCGTCTCCAATTGATAGTTCAAAATCTTTCTTACATTCAGGGCATTTAAGAATCCCATAAGGTGTGCCGTCACTATATTCTAACTTGCTCCATGCACTTCTATGGATATTGCTATATGTTCGTTCTTGACATTCAGGGCATACAGCGCTATAAGTAATATGTTTTATTCCGATTGATTCTTTCATGATTAAATGAATTTAGGTTTTAACTGCTCCCATAACTCTAGGGCTACTTCTTGAATTTCTTGCTCAGTTGTGTATTCTAGATATAGATAGAAGTTATGACGCTCTCTTGCTTCAAAATTTAATGCTCTCCATGTGTAATCATCAGAGTTTGTTGTAGGCAACCATTTCTTTTTGCCTTTAGGTCTGTATTCAACGTCAACCCTGTATTTGTGTTCGTTTCTGTATGATTCTACAACTAAGGTTACAAGTACATTCACTTGTGTTCCGTCTTCACGTTTAAATATCTTTTCGTGTCTCATTTTATGCTGTTTTTAAAGGGTTATTTATAGCAATATTGCTGTCCATTTTATGACTTACTACATTATTCATCTTCTCTGGAATCCGGCTCCCAACAACCTTGATAATATTAGGGAGGCATTTAAATACGAGTCCGGTTTTTTTTGAATGTTGATATTTGTTACTGATGTATCTTTCTCTAAACTCACGATAAGAAATAGGGAATGGTTCAACTATAATCGAGTTGCGTTCAGACCTAATCAGCTTTAGTTTATTCAATTGCTTCTGAAAACGTAGTCCGGTTGCTTGTGATCTGTAGAACATGGCACCTATATTCCTATTTGATAAGATAAAATCTTTTGACAGCGAAGTTTCTAACGATGAATTGTTAAGGGTAAGGGTCTTTTCAAGTTTAAGAAGTTTCTTAGTCTTCTTAGGATCGGATTTCTTACTCTGATGAATTTTAATGATGTCCTTCTTTAGTTTGTAGATTTTCTCTTGCTTGTGTAGATTACTGTTTAGTATTGTGAATTTAATGTAAGCTTGTTGTTCTTTTCTTTTTGGCGATACCTGAACTGGAAATTCAGCTGACGGATACCGCTTTAATAGTTTATCTCTACCTGTCAGGCATAAGTTACCGTTGTTAACGCTTATTAAGCCATTATCAGCGAGTTTCTTTATGTGCTTGGATAATGTAGTAGGTGAGCAATTTAATTGTCTTGAAAGGCTTCTAATAGAATAGTTGTAAAAGATGCCTTTGGTGTGTATTGAACGAAGTTGAACAAACGTAGCAAGAGCATTGAGCCAATTGAATTTGTTGGCTGTGTGGATCAACTTTAGTGTTAACCATGCTTTGTTCTCGTAATGCTTGTGTTTGTATCTCAACCTCAGCGTATTTAAAGTAACTGCTGATTTTGTCTTTGGAGATTGCGAATTACCAAATCGGTTCAGCTAATAAACCGATGCAAGTATAAGAAATTATTTGTGAATAAAAAAAAGCCACTCAATCGGGAGACTGAAATGGCTTGGTATTTTTGGGTAATTCGCACCACAAAAGTAGTAATAATTATGCCAAAGTGAAATTAATCTTTCAAAACTACTAGTCTCCCCTTCTTCACTAGTTGAAGTTTATCTCCTGAGTACCAAAATAGTTTCCCATTTCTTTTAACCCAATATTTAGGGAATGATGTTTCTTGACAGGCACCTATTGGTTCAATCTCCACTAGTTTACCTGTTACGTGCATCAATTTGTCTGTGATCCTTCCGTCTTCGTCCATTTTGTTAGAAACGAATCGTACTGTATCGCCTAATTCTATTGTTAGTTCCATTTGTTTAAGGTGTTAGTTTTAAATAGAGAATTTCCTTAATTCTTCATAGTTATTGATAAACCCGTTTTCTTTGATGTATGATAGAATAAAAGGCAAACTATATACGTTAGCGTCATTGTCGGCTAAAACAATCCCATCGGATGGTTGGTATTCTATATGAAAGAAATTAGGCTCATTTTCGTTGGGGCTTGAGAATTTAAAATATCGAAGTAGTTCTTCTAAAACCATATCATATCTTATTTCTAGTGTTGTCCTAGCGTGATCAGCAAGTTCTATGCATTTTATTAATCGTTTCATAATTTAAAGAGTTACTTGAATGAATTTAATTACTGCTGATGCTATAGCTATTACCTCACATGCTACAAGAATCTTGAGCAGTGGATGATCTTTTGGGATGTTGGTTTGTGTTGTCATTTCTTTTCTCTTTTAATTTCAATGATAAGGTCGGACAATACACTTGATTGTGCTTGATATATCAGTGCCTGTCCATAGTTGCCAAATTTAGCAGATGTTCCCTGCTTGTCATTTAGTATCCCAATTTTAATATCTAGGTGTGTGAGTATTTCTTCTGTTGTCATGGCTTTTGTTTAAATGATGATCTAATAAGTTCTAATGCAAACCATAAGGTTACTACTGACAAAGGTATTAATACAACGTGGCTCTTAGCTTCTGCGTTGGGAGACCATTTCATGAAAATAACGGTTGCTATGATAAACATTGATGCTAGCTGTAGTTTCATGGTCTGTAGTTTTTACCTTGTTCCATTTTAAGGAATTGGTTTTGAATATTGTAGATAAATTCTTTAAGTTCTTTTACTTCGTCCTGTAGCTCAATCACAGCCTCTGTAGGGCTAAGAAAAGCAGGATGGTCAATAAGATCGGTCAACGGCACCTCAAGTACGTCAGCGATCAGTAAAACCATCGCCAGATCAAGCTTTCTATTTCCTAATTCTATAGCGCTCATTGTCCGGTAATCAATGTGTAATACCTCAGCAAGTTGCATCTGTGTGATTTTACCTTCTTTGCGTATGTTCTTGATCTTCTCACCAATAGTCTCTCTGATCTGTTGGTCTGTTTTTATGGGTTGTCTCATTTGTTTTGTGTTTATATGTGCTTAATGCAAAATGGTTTAGGGTCAACATCTAAATCGGTATTGAGCCACTGTTCTGTTTTTGAATGGCATTTCTGAATCATGCCGTTTCTGAATCTGTAGATTTCGTGCTTTGCGCTGTCTTTCATTTTCATGCTGTATCCCGCAAGCATTTCTCTTTCTGTGGCATCTTTGTATCCGGGTCTTTCTCCGTATGGTGTTGACTTCTCCACGCTACGCTTGTAATGTTGATAGCATAGCCCTGCTTTGTATTCTTGTTTCTGGCATTGAACTTTGTTTCTTCTACCTAAGGGGCTATAACCTCCGTGATGCGACTGTAATATCATTTTGGTACACATGGTCGGTTAGATTAAGATATGCTCCACAACAGGCGTTGCAGTTCGTCAGAATGAATACCTAAGAAGTTAACAGAGATACCAGAGAGAGAAGCAAGTTCTTCAATGGCTTTAGAGTCTTTAACATTGGTAAATAGTATTGCCTGTAGGTCAGGTCTTTTCTCGAACGCTCTGGTAAGAGATAGTTTTGTGTTTAGTTCCATTATTTGTGTTTTAGTTTTGTTAATCAATGTCTGCATAGGACATCCAAAAATTGTCTTGATTTAAATTGCCATTATTGAATATGTTTATAAAATCATATAATCTAATAATGGTTATGTCGTCTGGATGATAATCATCTGGATCAACAAAGGCACACTTGACAGTATCTCTGAGTTCGGCTATGCTCTCATAAGTCCCAATAGTTTCCACTAATTGTAGCGGATCAATTTTTCTTAAGTCCACCAATACGATGTAAGTTTCCATTTGTTTTAAAAATTAGGGTCGTTAGGATCAATTATCTGGTAATCGCACAGCACGTCTATTAAGACGATATAAGCGCATATAAGGCATATCCACATAGTTAGTTAGGTTTAAAGTGATAATAGCTATAAAAGACTAAAACGCAGGTTAAAACGGTAATCAGCCATATGACCCATACCATTGATTTGTCTTCGTCAGGTTGTTTAAGTTCCATATCTATGATTTAAGTGATTCAAGTGTGTAAATAAACCGTTGGTATAATTCCAACTTTGTTGTTTGCCGTTCTAGCATTATCGGATCATTATACATGTGTAGATAGTTTTTCATACTGGCAATGTATCTCTGATACTCTTTAATGATTTCGTCTATTTTATCATTCATGATGTTTAGGTTTAGCAGGGTGTAACAATACCTCCATAGAGTTTCTAAGGGCTAAAGAGCCGGATAATATTTTAAGTTGAGGTGGTTTAGGTTGAGATAGGTAAATAGCATTCCATTTGTCCGCTATCTCTTTGAATGTTGGTTTCTTTCTTAATGCTGTCATGATTGAATTTCTAAAAGTCCCTTTTCATGGAACATGGTTACAAATGTTTGATTATCATATATACATGCAATGAACTTAAATACTTTCTCTTTCCCGCTTATAGGGCTGATTATTGGTAATTCAAAAGGTTCAGATGTTATAGTTGAAATTACGCCCTTTGTATTCCATGTTCCTGCTAACATAAGTTTAGGCCGTTCAGGATGTGTAAAATTTACTTCGTAGCTGTTGTCTATTGGAGTGTATAGTCTGCCTATTAATGATTCTTCCATAATGGTCACTATCGGCAGTGCGATGTCTATTACTGTGTTCATGATCTTGCATTTAATTTATCACTTATCCATTTTGCGAATAAGGCAAAAAGAAATATAAATACTATAGGAGCAAAGAGCCATATAAATGTCTCTGTATAGTCCTGCTTTAGCTTAATGCGCTCTATTGTTTCTGTGAGTTTCATTTGTTTAGGGTTTAAGTGATCTTACTATATCGCTTACTCTTTTGTTAGATATTTCAGGCATCACACATGCTAAAAAACCTCTTAGCTTTAATTCTTTGTGATTATTGGAATTTGATGTGCCATTTATGAACCCAACAGTTTGACGAGTTAATGCCATTCTGTATTCAGGATCGTTCAATAGTCTTACTCTATCTTTCAGTTCCTTGTGACAATGATCACATAAATCAAAGCATTCATTTCTTTGTGTTTGTCCTTTTGCCCCACATTCGTTGCAATTAAAATCATATGTTTCCATTTTTATTTGTTATTTATTTAAATTGACTACTACTGTAAATACCTTCCATTGATCGCACATCACCTTTAGATGAAATGTATCCGCTGAACTCTTTACCTGTTTTGATTTTAAACCCAAAGATGTTTTTCTTTGTCATTTTGAAAAAACCAGTCATTGCTCCTGTCATTCTAGCACCTGTTGGAGAGTCTAACCATGTTGGAGCGCATTCACCTAAGAAGCCCGGAACCGTTGATAAATATGTTTTCATTTATTTTTCCTCCTCAAAGTATTCTAATTTACCAGTGGACATTTTTAGCTTCACATTAAAACTACGTGTTTCGGTCTGTATATAGTCCCAACACGATAAAGGCCATATAGTCTCAAACTCTCCAGGTTCTTCGTTGTATCGTTCTTTAAATGCCTTGATTATGGCACTTGTTACTTTATCTTTTTGCTTGGTTAAACGTTCTGTTGTCATTTGTTTTATGATTTAGTGAATGTTCTATTTAAATGTCCTCATACTTTCTAATCCCGGCTTGGAACGGGCAACGGCGTATTTACATTTATTTTTACTGTTTCATTATTTCAGGCATGACAGATTGTTTCGCGTTCTCTCCATTTCTCTTAGAGATACTGTCCATTACAGACGTTTTAACGGCAAACATTTTGATTCGGCTATGTTAATGCATACTTTATGCCTACACAGGAGTTTATAGCCCTCTGTAAGGCTTTATTATATTGAATTGGTAGTCTACATCAGATTAAGGTTAAAGTCTCTTAAATCGTCTGTATTGATCCCTGAACAGTTGCAAGCTGTTTCTCCTATGCTAGCAGGGATTAGTATTAAAGGCTCTCAATTATTCTTTCTGCTGAACCTTGTCCGTTATCACGATTGTATAACCATGTTTCCAGTTCATCGCCTGATAGATCAATTTTCATAACCTTGCCATGTAGATAGTCAAAGTAAGTCTGACCGCTATCTAATAATTTTTGCGCCTCTGCTTCGCTCATTGCTCCCGGCTTTGCTTGAAAAATACCCATGCCTTGAACTTTTGATCCGTTGTAAAGAGCGGCTAATACTTTTGCTTTTGATAATTTAGAAATGTTCATTTGTTTTAATTTTAAAGGTTTGTTGTTTAAATTTTAGTTAGGTTAAAGGGTTGTGCATCTAGATACCAATCAAACGTATATCCTAAAGGCAATATTAGGCTGTGTAAACGTCTCAGTTCCTCGTATTGGCATCCACATTCATTTCTTGTATGGAGTATGCTTAGAACCTCTGAGGGTATTAGTTCGGGTTTATCAAACAAGTCCATTATTCAGCGTCCTCAGTTTCTTCAAAATCAAAGTCAAGCATATCAAAGTCGCTTTGATTCTCAATAGCATATTCTGCGATCACAGATACAAGTTCACAAATGTCACTACTGTCTAAACTCGAATAGCTGTCAAGGTTTCCGTAACCATTAAACTGTACGTACTCATGACTAAAATTATAGTCGCCGAAATGTGCTGCTTTTACTGCTTCTATAGCCCTACCGTCAAAATAGGTTTCAAAGAACTCTTCATCATTCACATAGATTTCACTGTCTATGTTACAAGACTTGCAATAAGCATTGTTTAAGTCCATTAGTTCGTCACTTGACATATTTTCAATTTGTTCGATTACGTGTTGTGTTAAAGTTTCCATTTTAAAGGGGTTTTAAAGAGTTATAAGGGGTTATTGGTTAGTTGTTGATAGTTAGGGTTAGATTTCTTTTAATGCTCTCTTAACGGCTGTTTCAATATGTGTGTCGTTGCATCCATCAGGGTATAGTTCAAACGGTTCGTTTATGTCAACAAGTTTGCGCCAATCTGTAAAGTCTGTTATCTGATGACCACGTTTTAATATTCCGTTAGAGTTAACGTAAAACCAATTATGTGTTTGACCTTCGCTGAATTGTTGAAAAGCCATATAGTGTAAAGAACTTTCATCTATTAATTTTACTTCAAAATCCTCAGCGAAAATGTTTAATACACGTTTTAAAAGATCGAATTGTTTAGCAGGATATTTCATAATATGTTAGTTTAAGATTTGAATAAATTACCGTCTGCTGTGAACTCATATTCATTAGCATTGATTGTTTCAATTATTGCTTCATCAGTCTGTAGGTAGTCCAACTCACTAAGAAGCATGTTAAGGTATTCAGCTAGGATAGCATCTTTGAATTGTTCCTCAACTTCCCAAAGGTCTTGATCCTCTAATCCGGCTAGCATCTTACTGTACTTAGTTGCTATTTTAAAGCTATTACAGCCCTCACCATGACTTAACAGGATAGCACCTATACAATCATCCACATTGGCAATATTTGCCCTTATATCCCTTGTATCGGTATCAAAAGATAATATCTCTATTCCTGACACCTTAGCGTGTTCGTCGATATGTTGCCACCAATCCCAATGATCAACGTTAATACCTGCTAGACTTGCAATAGCATTGTCTTTAGCCTCTTTGCTTAGTTCTTCAAACTTGAATACTTTAGTTCTTACTGTTCTCATGATATACACGCCTGTTTAAGTCTGCGTCTGACTGTTTTAAGTGAATTGTTTAGTTTAACTCTTATCTGTGTGCTATTGCCGTACAGTACACTTCCTCGTTAGGGTCGTTAACCTTATAAGCCATAACCTTGACTATCTTTCCCGGCAAGTATTGAGTCATGAACCGTAGTTCAGTCTCTTTACATCCAAAGAATGTCATTAACTCTTTTTTCCCTGCCTCAATAGCATTTTCTTGTGTTTGTTCGAGTATTGATATTGCTGATACATTCATAGCTGTATGTTTTACTTGTTCGTGATGTGATTAGATAATTCTACTGTTAAGGTATCAATGCACTGTGTTAATCTCTCTTTAATCACTGTAGCACTTGTAGAGTAGTTTAATACCGGACTTGATGCCGTAACCCTTTCCAATAACATTAAAGCTTTCTCCATTGACCTCAAAGCCAATCCTAGATTGTCATGGTCTTTCTTCTTAATTATAGTTGTCATCTGATTTAGATTTAAAGATTGACTTACCAAATAAAACACATACAGCCGGAACAAAGAAGATAAACACAAACATTGCAAGCGACCAACTGATAATTAAGTAAATCATTAGTCCTAACATCAATGCCAATACTACCAGTAGTACAACGTCCTCATTAATTTTAAATGCTTTCATAACTTTAAGTTTAAAAACAAGTGCTTTAGATAACACAAGGTCAAATGCTTCATTGCTTTCGACACCACAAATATAGTACAATATTCATATAAACAAGAACTTTTGTAAATAAATATTCATGTTTTAGAGAATAACCCTTCTAATACCGTTTAAACAGTGATTCCATAAGCACATATTTATCACAAACACTAATATCAGACCTTTATAGACCTTAACTAGCCTTACCGATACTCTGACACCTACTAAGAATAATAACGTCTTATATCGTCTATAACAACTTATATACAGTCCTATCAATCAAATAATAACACTCGGTATTAAATACCAATAAGTATTTTTTATCTTAAACAACTATCCCTCAATCATATCAATCCGGCAAAAACAGGGATTTTAAGGATATTTTGGGTTTAAAGCGGAGGTATAATCCCTCTAATCAATCCGTCTATAAACACCAAATAAGCACATTCGATTTAAGGCTATTTCAAGCCGTTCTAAGAGACTTTGACTATGATATGGCACTAGACCATTAATCAATAAGAGATCGTTGAAATCATACCTGACTATAGCTTAAACATGGTTTCTTATACAACATGAAAGAGAATCTATTTAGGAGACTAACCAATGTTATCTTATGACGGCGATACATAAGGTATGAGAGATTATCAAGCCTGACCAATAGCTTAGCTTCACTTTAACGATACAAGGCAACACAGGGCGCTAACACAAACAGAGATTGATTTGGTTAATTAAGCCACCCCGGTAAATAGGATCGGTTCTTCTTTCGGGTAGGTAGGGGCTGAAACATGGGGGATTATAGTGCTCTCGTGGATGCACAGAAATTTTTTAGATTTTTTTTGATCCTGACTAACGGGTTGGTATTTATTATACGTCCTATATTATAGGTGAACTTTTAATTCGATAAAAAAGATGTGATTTATTTGGTTTACGATATAAATGAGTGTGATTTAAAGCGAAATTGCCAAATCAGTGTATTGACATTTTGGGTAGATAAAATAGCCGTTATTGTCAACTGATTGATTCAGGTAAAAAAGGGTATACAAATAAATAACGTCAATGTATTGACAATTTAATATTTATTGATATCTTTGATGTATGCAAAACAATAGGGGGCGACCTAAGATAAAACCAGAGATAGACGAGGACAAACTAGGTTTGAACCCGTTGGTAGAAGAAGCAGGGACAGACTTCGTGATACCAGTAAGAAAAACAATTAGAGATGTGACCAATAAATTTGGTGATTTAGACCTTAGTGAATTTCAAAGAGAGGCGACACCGTTTACAAAAGTATTTGAGACGGCAGGATTTAGAGCAAGGATGGTTGGATTACCGATACGTGCTAAAGAAATGATGTTGCATATCATCCATTCACTAGAATCTGGTCAGGAATATATTTGGATCAACAGGCAGTTGTACATGAGTGAGAATGGGATTAAGTCTGTGAACACGTATAAGAGCGCTATAGAGGCTTTGTCACTGAGACGGTACGTTTGCCCTCATATTAAGATTAAAGACCTCCTATGGATTAATCCTAAGCACTTCTTTAAAGGCGACCGGATAAGTAAGTATCCCAAGAATATTAAAATCATTGAAACAATTAAAAAATAACATGGAGACTAAAATTTACTTAATAGCATGCCATATCTGTGATGACGTTAACGGATATGATGAAGACAAAATCATTAGGGCATTTATGAATGAAGCGGATGCTAAGATTTACTTAGAAAAGTTGGATGATCTGGTTTACCTGCTTCAAGAGCATAGAGACGGAGTAATGCGGAGACAGCAAGTAAAGCGTCCTATCTACAAAGGGATAGGCAATCTGGCTAAAGACATTTCATTAGTGAAAATAGAAACAGTAATACTAACAACCTAAACATGAAAACAACATTTACAACCAAAATTAAAGGATGCAGTCTTACTGCTAGACCTGTAAACAACTACCGAAGTACTAAAAGCGGTAAAAGAATCATGACTGGCGACCCTTGCTTTATGATGAACCTACAATTAGATATTAAACATGCTGACGGAATGAGCGTTGGGAACATCTACGTGGACTTAGAGGGGACGCAGTTTGCCTATTTGACTTTTGGGACATTAACATCGGTTAAACAAATTCATACAGCACAGGTAATCATAAAAACCGGAAGTGAGATCACACTTATACTTCTTGGAAGAACATTTAACGAAGCATCTAATAACCCAACCTAACATGAACCAAGAAACCTACATTAAAGCAAACAGACTGCAAGAGCGGATTGAATTGCTAAAGAAAGACCTAGAGATCGTTAAATCTTCATACGATGTGCAGATATTCACCAGACCTCACTACGAGACAGAGGCTGTAGAAAGCGTGGTGTACACGAAATTCGACTACAGTAATCCATTTGATGACTCTAACAACTTGGAGTTTAATTACCTATTATCGGTGGAAAAACGCATCCAAGACAACATAGAAAAGCTTACCCAAGAGTTTAACGAACTGTAATATGAAAATCATGAACGTATTTATGTCCTTATTGGACGAAAGAGAATGGGGGTTTGATCTTCATTTTGAACCAAATCAAAAGATTGCCATGACTTTAGCATTTTGGTTTTTAGGCAGTGATTTTTTACATCATGGATGTGTTCTGACCTATAATCTTGAATCAATAGATTTTGAAGAAGCAATTTTAAAGGCTGTGAATCTGATCAAAGAGGAATATCCATTGGAGAAAGTAGCTGAACTGAAAGCAGAACTAGATAAATTTTAGAACCCATGAACCTAACCACACCACTAGAGATCGGCATACTCTGGAATACACCGGAAGCCTCAGATTTATTAGACCTTGGGATTGAGTCTGAGGATGATTTCTTCAACCCCATGACCTTTTTCACTATCGACAATATAGGACACTATAGATTTAAACGCGGGAAGCACGCTAACAAGCCCTACAGCGCAATAGTTTCCTCTGGCGAACTGTATGTAACAGAATTAACTTACGATGCCTTAAAAGGGCTAATTTCAAAGCATTTGTAGAATGGCATATCAGAAGCAATACAAATCAGACAGCAGGAGGTGCTACAGAAGTAGGATTGATCCCAAGGACGGAGAAAAGATATACGAGGTCATAAGCAATAAAATCAAAGACAGACGATTTGCAAGACCAATCATTCTAACGGCAAAGCAAGCAACAGAGGAATTTTTAGCTATGTGGAGAGCAAACGGATGGACGGAAGGAGACGAGTGGTAGTGAAAGTAATCAAGATAGATATTCCCATTTACTACGGCTACCTGAGAATCATTATATGCAATGACTTTGTTAAAGCGGCTAAGAAGCTAAATATCTCAGATGAAGGAAGAAACTTATCTCTTTATGGAGCCTTTGTGTGTGTAAGCAGAGATAGAGACAGCATAGCAGAGTTCAACGTATTCTTTTATTCTGACGTAGAATCAGACCTTATAGCGCACGAAGTAGTTCATTTGGTAAATGCCATCTTCATTGACAAGGGAATCGTTCTATGCCCTAGAAACGATGAAGCGCAAGCGTATTTGACCGGATGGGTAACAAAAGAAATTTATAAAGCACTTAAAAAGAAATAAAGATGAGAACAGCAGAAGAAACATTATACATACTTGAATACAGCGAGACAAGTAGGCTAGATTGGGAAGATATTACTCACGCAATGAAACGATACGCCAACTACAAGTTAGATGAAGCGGCTAAAAAAGCTACAATCAAACAATCTGATGATTTCGGAATCTATTGGGTTGACAAGCAAAGTATACTATCACTTAAAGACAAGATATAATATGGAGACACCACAACAGATTTTAGAAAAACACTATGACAAAAATGGGATTTTCTATGAGTTTGAAAATAACTATGGCACTATTTCAGATGGAGTAGCATTGGTGCCTACGATAAAAGCAATGGAGGAATACGCTAGACAAGAGCAAACGCTTCTTGTTTTAAAGCTAAAACAGTTCCTATACGAGGAAATAATTAAAAGTAGACACAAGTCAGGATTTCAACTAACCCTGCAAAAACTAAACGAGTTATACCCAACACCTGATTAATTATGAGCAAGCATATTTTAAACAAGAAACAAACGAAAGCGTGGCTAAGTCTACTTAAAGCGTTTGATAATGCTAAAAAATCAGGGTTGGTTTTGTATGGTAAATGCGGGAGTCTAGTGGCATACACAAAAGATGCAGAAAAATATGTCAACGACAATGGCGGCTTTAATAGATGTTTACGTGGTAGACATGGAGAAATACCACACGAATCCTCAGTTGTTCTTAATGACTCTAGCGCTGATGACTTTGTGGCATACATATCCGAATCTGACAGAAAAAAATATAATCCAGATAACTTTTAAACCTAACCAATATGAAAGCTAAACTACTCAAGAAGATGCGTAAGCGCTTTATCTTTTACTACGACAGGCATGAATCGACTCCTAACCCTTGGAAGGTATATGACAAAGTTAAAAAGAAGCAGGTTTTTGGATGGGAAGGAGATTGGTTGATACCAACATACAATGAAAAGGCTCAATATTCAATGCTTTTAGTTCTTGGTTATGAACAAATATGGAGAAATCTACGCTACAGGAAAGAGGTTAGACAAAAAGAATGGATAAGAAAACAAACTCAACTTAAATTTGAAAAATATGACCAATCTAGACAGAATTGACTACATCTCAAGGGGACTACAGGAGTTTCCGGGAAGCAAGCTAGTATTCATCTCCATACAGCCGGATGAACTGGTAAACCTCACTAAAGAACTACAGGAAGAATACTGTGACTGTAGCACTGCCTATGTGATTGTAAAGAACCAATCATGGGAGTATGAACTAAAGATATTCAACATCTGCTTTATCCTGACAATCATTGGATCGGCACCTCAAATTAAACTACATGAAGCGTAAATCACTAGGAAGGATAGACCTTTCTGATCCAGAGAAACCTAAGGTCAATTTTGTCGATTTGAAGCACATGAGAAGCGTTATAAGCGAGTTCAAGGATCAAAGCAGAGTTTGGGTCGAGTTTAGCACTTACTACCGTAAAAGGACTGTAGAGCAGAACTCGCTTTTTCATGTATATGCTCAGTGTATAGCGGATGATACAGGTCAGGAACTAGAATCAGTTAAGGCGACATTAAAGATGTTGTACTGCCGGAAACCACTGCTAGATAAAGAGGGTCATGAACAGTTTAATATTCAAACGGGCGAACTTTTAGAGTACGTAGAAGACACCTCTAACCTTTCTACTGTAGAAATGGGCAAATTGATAGACAACACAGTGATGTTTGCTCAGGACTTCTTTGGGATTATCTTAACACCTGTAGGGGAAACTTCTGAACTACGATTCAAAAATATTCAATAACTTAAATTATAAACTATGACAAATACATTTCAACTTTGTCCTAAATGCAATGGGACTGGCACAAGTTTTAATTACAACGCACTAAACACATCTGCAATATGTGATGTATGCAAAGGCGCTAAGATAATCTCTATGCTAACAGGACTTCCACCACAACAAACAACAATTCAAACACAAACTAACACAACAAACAATGACAAAATTTAAAAGACTATTAGGCGATAGAATCATCGTAAAACCCGCAGAGAAGATCACAAAGACAGAAGGAGGGATTTATATGCCTGATTCAGCCGTTGAGAAGCCCATACAGGGAGAAGTAATCCAAGTTGGACAAGGAATACAGGCACCACACAACGGAGTGCTTATAACGCCATCAGTGGTTGCAGGAGAACAAGTTCTTTATGGACGTAATGCAGGGACAGAAATCCCTATTGATGGAGAAATCTACCTGATTCTAAGAGACAGTGAGATATGGGGGGTATTGTAATGGAAGAACAAACAGCAGTCCCATCTTTGGATGAACAAAAGAAAAGCGCTATAGACCACTATGATGAAATATCAACAAAAGCTCATAACTGGCATAGCATTGTTCCAATAGCAATCAACTTCTATTTTGAGGCTAAAAAGAAAGAACAAGCAGAAGAAAATAACTAAATTTGAAATCACCAATTAAAACAAAATCACAATGCTAAAATTTAAAAAGATTACAATCACAACAAAACGCAAGCGACAGTTTGTAAAAGTCATTTTCTTCAAGGACGAGGTAGGCATCGAAGGTCAAGTGTTCTCTGCTAAACTGACCAAAGAAACAAACCAGATGCTTTCTAAATCTCTAGGAACAGCTATCAGCGGTTTAATCCCTCATTTGCTCTACAGCACAAACCTTACAGACAGTTCTATCAAGCTAGATGCAAACATGGACTATCCTAAATGGTTCAGAGAAGGTCATTACGCTGACGACAAGCGCTTCGACAACATGGCGGTAACTTCTATTGAGTTCATTGGTAAAGAGGGCTTAGATGCCGTTAAAATCTTCGGATATAAAGAAACAGAATGGACAGACAAACCATTCAAAGTGAAATTAGAAACTCCGGTAATAAACTTAGATCGTGTTCCTGAGAATCATTATGCTTTAGTAGCTATTCTTGACGAGCAGATAGACGACATTATCAAAGGTATCGAGGACTTTTTAGAGAAAGGGGACACGCTCTCCAAGGCTCAACAGGCAGAACTTGAACTAACTTATTAATCAAATCATTTAAAATTTAAACCCATTCTTCTTACATTAAAGGCTGTCCAAAGTGATGGCCTTTTTTTATGCTCAAATATTTCTTTACATTTGTTCAGCCAATGAGCAATGTAGCCATTCGAGCAAAATATAAAAACATGAAAAGTAAAATCAGAGTCGAGTTTGATTTCGACAACAAACAGCCATTTATTCAAGTGTCTCTTGCAGAGAACAACGAACCCGGAACAGAAAATGATATGCGGGATCAAATGCTTAAAAACTTTATTGAAACTGTTAAAGAAACAGGTATTGAGGTTATGTTCCCTTCCAAAAATAACAACCCTATCATTGAGTTAAGACCAATGTTTGATACTACTGTTTTAAACCTAGCAGGTGAATCAATTAAAACAAAGTTAACAACAAGTATGTATGAGGCTTTTTGGGAGTCTATAAGTGGCGCTATGTGGGCTTCTGATGGAACAGAAAGGGAGGCATTAGATGTTATGAAAGGGTATATCACTGGTTTGGTAAACTCAGATAGGTTTAAGATTACAGATGAACAGAGAGAATTTATAAATGGATTCTTTGATTGGGTTAAAACACCTACTAAATACCCATTAATGAACGCTTTTAGCCAACCTGTTCCAACAGAAGTTACAGATTTTGATTGATAAGAATTTCCGTTAATCATTTAGCCCCTGCTGTCGAGAGTGGGGGCTTTTTTATATGCTATTTTATTTGAAAAACATTTATATATTTGTGGCATGGAATTAAGAAACATACAACAGTGGCCGAATCAACCTGACATAATTGTCAAGCGGTTTGCTGTATAGTTTTAATTCTAAACGCATTTGAGCCTCTTGACAAAATCAAGAGGCTTTTTTTATGTCTGCGAACATAGTATAACGGTAGTACATTGGTCTCCAAAACCAATAGTCAAGGTTCGAATCCTTGTGGTCGTGCAAATAGTGCAGTATATCAATTGGCAGATTACCACATTTGGGATGTGGAGGTTCCGGGTTCGAGTCCCGGTTGCGCTACAACACTTTCCTATAGTGCAATGGTTAGCACGTCGCATTTTGGTTGCGAAGATTGGAGTTCGAGTCTCTGTGGGAAAACAAAGAGTATTATGCCCTCTGCTATGACTTTACATGGCGAAAGTGGCAATGATCTACCACCTATCAGTTGAAACTCCACAGATGTTGAGATGGAGATGGTTATGGTGGATGTATTTGCTAACTGAGCGATTTTAAGGACTTCTGAGAGACTTTTTGTTATGAGGTGATAGTTTGGTTGGCTTTGAGGTTAATATCGCTTAAATCGATATAAAAATAAATTAAAATATTTCTTGGTTACTATTGACAATATGTAAAATATCCGTATGTTTGTCTTATGAAATCAACCAAAGAGATAACAATCGTTCCAAGTCAGACTTATACAAAGACTGAGTATGCTAAGGCGTACAGCATGAGCCGACCAACGGTAGATGCTAAAATCAAAAACAAACAAATCAAAGCAGTTGAAGTGAATGGGGCTACTCTAATCATAGCGTAGTCTTTTTTGGCTTTAATAAATCGTAAAACGTAAAGAAAAATTAACAAAATGGAAGTAAAATCACAATCAAACATCGAATTTTCAATGACCTTCACTGTCTCAGAAAGCGAAGCAAGAGCATTAGATGCCTTAGTGGGTTATGGGTTCAAGCCCTTTATAGAAGTCTTTTATGAGAGACTAGGAAAGTCATTTATGCAACCTCATGAGAAGGGACTCAAGTCATTATTTGAAACGGTAGAAGCTGAAATACCTAAGCACCTGTCCAGAATGAGCAACACACGTAAAACATTTAACTCAAACCTGTAATATGAACATTTTAGAAAAAGAATTAGAAGATTTAGTATTTGAAACTTTACAGTCAGGTAAGGTAGATTTATTAGTAAAAAGAGGATTAAGAAATATCGGTAAGTTCTCTGTTATTTCAAGACAATTAGCTTTAGGTGATTACGGCAGATTAGATATGGTTGGTTTCAATTATGATACTCACAATCAAACTATAGGACGTAAAAGGTTAGAAGTAGGTATTTTTGAACTTAAAAAAGGAGAAATAAATTTTGAAACTTTAAAACAGGCAATGAGATACTGTAAGGGTATACAACATTATTTAGATGATACTATGCCTATTTTTGACATTGACTTCACAATAACGTTAATAGGAACGTCTATATGTAAAAGTGATTTTGTTTACTTAGCTGATTACATGGACATGTTGACTATTTACACTACCAAGCTAGACTTAGAAAAAGGCATAACATTTCAAAAGGAAAGCCATTACAAAATCATAAAAGCTAAATTACCAACTGAAAACTCTCAGGTAGAGAACTCTATTAAAAGAATGATCTTAAATAAGATAAAAACAAAAGTTACGGGGGTTAATCAATCTACATCTGCTTTTTCTGATTTTGCTTCTATTTTTGGTGATGATGATCAACCATTTTAATTAATATGGCTAAGTCACCTGCATTTCAGTTTTACGCCTCGGACTTTCTTACAGACACTCAAAGTTGGGATATTACGGAAGTAGGTATTTACATACGCTTACTTTCTAACCAGTGGGTAAATGGAAGTCTACCAAAGGACTTAATTAGGCTGTCTAGGATAGCCGGATGCACACATGAAGAAATAAAAAAGGCTTGGGTTATTTTGGGTTTTAAGTTTTTAGACAATAGTGAAGGAAACATATACAACCGAAAATTAGAGTCAGTAAGAGAGGATCAAAAGAAGTTTAAAGAGAAACAAGCGTCAAATGGCTCTAAAGGCGGTAGACCTAAAAAAGAAGAACCCAAAGAAAACCCAGATAAAACCCAAAATAAACCCAAAATAAACCCAGATGATAACCCAAACAAAACCTCTTCTTCTTCTTCTTCCTTTAGTAATATAAATATTACTTATAGTGATTTTTGGGATGCGTATGAAAAGAAGGTAGGTGATAGAGTAAAGGTTGAAAGAAAATGGAACTCACTAAAAAATGAAGAAAGAGAACTAATTATGGAATACCTACCTCCGTATAAAGATTCTACACCAAATAGAAAGTTCCGTAAAGACCCACTTACTTTCTTAAACAACAAAGGATGGTTAGATGAAATAATAACAGACGATCTGTTCTCACAAAAAAAACAATCACTAGAAACAATTGAAATGTAAATTATGAAACTAATCGACTATACACCCCAAATTATACATCACCACAAGAACGGACAAGCTAGAGGCAAAGAAATTGGATTTAGATGCTTGAAGGACTTAGTGACGTTCAAACCTAAATACACTACTTACTTACTAGGGTTTCCTAGAAGCGGTAAAACAGAGTTTCACTTGGAGATATTATTCAACCTTACTCAGCAGTATGGAGACAAGCACGCATTAATGTCACCGGAGATCGGTGGAGTAGAAGATGTAATCGCAGAGTTAGTCAGTAAATACCTAAGAAAAAATTTCTTTAAATCTGATTTTAGTTATTCGGCTACTGAGTCTCAGATTTATCAAGCTATGACTTATCTTTCTGAATATTTCTTTGTGCTTGACAATGACAGCAAAGATTACAACATTGATATGTTTTACGAGGATTGTGTTAAAATTGAGACAGACAATGGCATTAAGCTAAACACTACATCAATTGATCCTTGGAATGACTTAGATGAAAATCTAGCTGACTACGGTGGCAGAGAAGATAAATACCTAGCGGCCGCACTAAGAAAAGTTCGTTCTACAGCTAAAAAGAATGACTGGCATAACTTCATTATCACACACGCTAAAGAAATGCCCGTATTCGAATTAAAAAGCACTTATGGGGGAAAGGTTGCCTGTACTGCTATTCCTACCTTACAGAGCTTCGCAGGGGGTCAGGTTTGGTCAAGACGAGGCTTCAATGTGATAGGGATGTGGAAACCTGAGAAAGGGGCAATAAACAAGACGACCGGACATCCTTTTGCTGATAATGAAGCGATGGTAAAGATTTTAAAATCAAAACCTAAAGGCTCTGGAAATTTAGGGTTCACTTATCTGTTCTATGATTGGAAAAAAAACAGGTACTACGAGATGATCGGGGATAAGATTTATTATGCTTATGAGCATTTGAAGATTGAAGACGAACCTGTGATTGAAATAGTCAATCCTGTAGAGCCTAAAGAGAAAATAACTACTGAACAGTATTCTAACGAACTGCCATTCTAATGGCAACAATAGACGATTGGAAAGAGGATCAGATGACTCCAAGGGAGAAAAGGTTCTACGATATGTCAGAGGTGTTTTTAGCGCAGTTGCAGGATGTTAAGGAACCTATCTACAAAATTCTAATTGCTAAAGGCATTTTGATTGAAATGGAAAGTGACTTAGTTTTTTTCCTTAAAAAAAAGCCGGAGACAGAAAAGTCTAAAGCGCAACAGGAGCGATTAAAGATATTGACGGAATTAGTAGATTATTTTTCAGGTATAAGTTCTGTAAATGAACAAATGAAGCTAATGCTTAGAAAAGCCGCTGTAGATCGACATAAGCTACATCAGGAGAATGCAGAATTAAACTTGAGGATTGATATTTTAGAAAAGACCTTGCAAGATGATTGATGCTTCAAAAATAGATATTACATCCTACGACCGTATGATCTTTAAAAAACTAGGCAAATGTGTCTTGAACACTTACTATGAGATTATAAGATTTGATTTTGAAGACAAGAACGAGTTCGTAAGTGCTTTAAAAAAACGAAAGTGGCTGTTTAAGGATTTAGAGTTCAATGAAGAAAGGACTCATTTCAAGGTCATAGAGGCGATACCAGAGACTTTAAGCGAAGGGTTGGATAAAGACAGGCAAAAGCATAAAAACATGCTATTGGTACATTCACATCACGATAAACACTCGAATACTATATTCGATAAAACCCTAGTACAAAAAATAAATAGTTACTCCCAAAAGGATTGGGATAGAAAAACAGGAAGAAACAAATAAACATGGACAGAGAAAGATTTATCAGTTTAAGATTTAAGGCATATATGGAGGTATGGTATATCCCAAGAAGACCAATAGACAGACACGATCATATTGAGTGTATGCTTTTAGCCTGTGATTTCGATAATGATGTGATGAAAATTCAACCTATACCGGATAGCTACTTTGAAGAAAAGGAATTTTGGGTATCTATTGATTGGGTTGATCTGCCTAAGAGAAAAATGAAAATTGTAAACAAATAAACAGAAGACATGAAAACAATAATCGAAATTTTAGACGAGATAGCCGTCCGCGAAGGATATAGTGGTTGGTCACATGCTACAAAAAGCGAGGATGATAAAGATATTAATTTAATTGCGGTAGAAGCGGCAGAAATCTATGCTAACCAGAGTAAAGTAATGTATGTTAATAACATGGTTGCTGAGGGTAATATGGAATATGATAGGGGGCAAGATCGGTCTAAAAAAGGTAAGTGGATTGATGTAGAAATTTTAGAATCAAAATTATTACCTAGATGTTGGGAAGCTAAAACAATACCTAAGAAAAATGGTGATCCCGGATACTCTGAAATAAAGGAAACAAAACAGGAGGCTATGAAAGCTCTGGTTTCAAAATTAAATTCAGAAGGTTTTAAAATATGGTGCTGTAATGAAAGTTATAATTTAAGTTAGTTATGTCTCCCGAAAGAGTTAAACAAATGATCTACGAAAGAGAGATGACTCTTGCTAAGATATACTCGAAAAAGTACATGTTGGCTAGATGGAAAAAGATAAACTACACCCCACCAAAGCCTAAGCAACTCTCAATATTTGATTTGGATTGAAATTTGATATATTTGAACCACAATTGTAAACTTAAAAAGCAAAAGTCATGACTAACAAAGCAAAAGAAACACCAGTAAAAGAAGTACCTGTAAAAGACGAAGGCGCTCAGGTTCAAGATCCATCAGAAGTACAACCAAAGTCACAGATTGAAGATGTAACATTCGTTGATCCCGCAACTCACGATTCACATGAACCGGCAAAGACCGAGATTCAAGAAACAAAAGAGAACAAATCAATTCTTAAAGACGACGAGGAAATGAAAGAGAAAGTTAGAGAGGGAGGTGTAAACCTAGCATCTAGTGCGGCAGACCTTAGCGAACTTCAACGCAACATGGTTCCACATCCTTTATCTGGTAAACCTGTATACGAGACAGCATCTCAGCAAATCATGGCAGAAGCCCTGAAAGGCAATTTGTAGAATTTACTACCAACAAAAAATCCCCTAATCGTAAATGACTAGGGGATTTCTGTTTTTAAGGACTAACCGTTAGGTAGCCGCATTAGCCGCAGTGATAATTGCCGCCACCGCCTCAGTAACAATCAAGTTAACCTGATAGTTCATGTTGTTTACTCCCAAGTTATAGAGCACATTAGTGACCCCAGTCACACTATACGCGACAGGACGTGTTTGTACTGAAATAATCCTTGATGTGTTGATCGTGATTGGCGTTGCCGCTGTGTTCACAAGTTGTTCGTTGTTGGACAGCTTGTTCCATGCCGTCAGTTGAATTAATGTTGCCATACTAATGTTGATTAAGTGAATAAATGGACAAACCAAATGTATAATTTATTTTTCATACTTTTGAAATGCTTATTTAGATGACCATGTTAGACACACACAGAAAAAATTCTCCACCTAAAAATATACCCCGCGATAAGGAATCACTTGGTTTAACTCATTTGAATAAGCATCCTTTGACCGGGGTTAATTCTCAAATGGAAAGTAAAAAAGTAAAGATTTATGCGCTCATTGATCCTATTACCAAAAGAACGAGGTATATAGGCAAGACCGAAGTAACCTTGGAAAGGCGATTAATGCAACACATTGGCGAAAAGAAAAGTAATACTCATAGAGTAGCTTGGATTGCCGGACTAGCTAAGAAAGGAAAGAAACCTATTATTCAATTGATAGACATTATTGACATTTCAGAATGGATAGAAGCAGAGAAATACTGGATTAGGTTTTATAAAGAGTTGCATGGAGATATGCTTAACTTAACCGGAGGTGGTGAATGTGGATATGGCAAGAAACCCAGAAAACCACATACTCAAGAATGGAAAGACAAAATGTCTGTAATAATGAAAGGTAATAAACATTGTCTTGGATATAAACATACTGATGAATATAAGAAAACAAGGAGCGAACTTTTAAAAGTAATGTATGCGGACGGAAGAAGAACACCTATCAAGAATTACAAGGGTAAGAATGTTCCCGTTGTTCAATTAACACTAAAAGGGGAGTTGATTACAGAACATGAATCTGTAACCGGAGCGGCATTAAATACAGGATTGAAAAGAACTAACATAACTGAAAATTTAAGAGGCGTTACTAAATCAGCAGGAGGTTATATTTTTAAAAGAAAAACAGAATATGAAGTTATTAAGCGGTAAAATAGGCGTTATCTTTGACGAGTCACATCTTAAGACGTACAACCTAAACGGCATTGAGTTAGTCAGAGCAACAAGTTGGGTAGCAAGAGAAGATGATGGAGAGACAGGTACCAAAAAAGAAACCAACGTAAATCACCTAGAGATAAACCCTCAGCTTGCACTATTAGCGATAGAGAATGACAACTTTCCTTATAAACTTGGGGATATGTTGTTCTTGCATTACTTAGCGTATGAATGGAGTGACGAGAGAGTGCCAATAGGAGGTCAAGACGCTTACTTGGTAGACGGAGCAATGGTTTTGTTCACTATTGAGAATGGATCGCCTGTAATGCCTGAAAAGGCTTACATTGGAGAGTTGGTAGTGGAAGAAGCACCAAAGACCTCTAGCGGTATCTTTTTAACCTCAGCAGAAGATGTTCAATCGGAGTTTAAGATCAAAATAACCCATACCCCAATAAGTTCTATCTGTTCAGTAGGAGAAGTTGTCTGTTCGGTGGACAAGCATAACTATCCGTTGGTGTTTGAGGGTAAGAAATATATATTCATCAAAGAAGATGACATTTTAGGAGTAATGAACTAGGCTATGGCAGAGCAAGAAGACGACGATCTGTTTTACAAAATTGAGAAAAGGGTATATAAGAAACCTGAACGTGGAGCATTTGTGCCTTGGAACAACAAAGCATCAAAGGAGATGACTCGCAATAGTTACCTTGGAAAGTCAGGAGTATACCTGCGGGAGGTCATCATACCTTACAAGAACAGGGCGATCAGGGATTTGAAATACCAACTAAAGAAAACTAAGCGTGAACTTGCTACTAAAGGCAGAGAAGAAAGAAAGAAGGGGACTGTCAGAAAGAACGTTGCGGTAAAGTCAGCGGTTAGAATCGCAGTTAAAGAAGCTATAGACAGAAGAAGACAACTCAAGAGCCGTAGAAGAAACCTAAAAAACAAGATCACCCTAAGGGACATTAGAAATAAAGCCAAACAGGTAACGTATGCTAGAATAAAAATTAACAGGATACAGAACTCTCCTTTGATTGACGGCATCAGCAACTTCCCTTTGATCTTGGATTGGTGTGAGAAGAACAAGTTTGACTACAAGATATTCTCTATATTCGTTTTAATGAACCATTACAGGTGGTTTAATAAGCATGACGCATTTTATTACGGATATACGGACTCTATGACCAAGAAACTAATTAGTAAGCTTAGAAGGGCTGAATTAGTGGATAGAACGGAACTGGCGAAAGACAGCTTTGTGGTTACAGTAAAAGGAAAGGAGTTGTTCAACAAAATGAGAGTAGAGATATACGAGAAGACAAAAGAATTGTTTAGGAATTGGGACAATAACTTCCCAAGACGAGAACTAACCGGATTAAAATTTGAAAAAGGAGAATTTGCCGGAAAATGGGAGGGACAAGAATGAAAGAAGTAAAACAAGAGTTTTCAAACATCAAAAAGCTGTTTGAGGCATGTGATGAAATAGCAGGTGTGATTGCAGATGACGTTATTCTACTAAAGGAACATGGTAACGATGACGAGATTGACAACAGACTACAGATGCTCGGATCAAAGAAGAACAAAATCTACGAAAGGTACTTACAGTTAGTGAGTAATCTAAAGCATTTTAAAGCCATAGAAGACCTTTACAGCCAAGACAAAGGAAAAACATCATCAAAAGATAATAAAGAGCCTGACGAAGCTATAAATACGCCTAAGGCCAAAAAGAATATTCAAGACTTTGTAATCAACAAAAATGTCTAGACAACGGGACTTATTATACGACGCTATTAGAAATTTTGTTACCGAAAGGGTGATTGGTGAGATAACAGTTTACTTACCTAGTCCACCTGCGATTAATAAAATAGCCAATTACAAAGTTGACATTCCAAAACAGAAATTCCAGTATACAGAACAACCTAAAAGAGGTGAGGAACCAACAGATGAATTTCTAGAAGCTGAGTTTGAAAAGATCACAAACGGATATTGGTTCTTTAACAATGGCAATCTTGAATACATTACGGGCTACCATTACTTTTTTCTTAACTATTGGAAAGATCGTGGAAAGACTTTGGTTTTCATAGATGCACAGAGAGATGCGTTCCTTTGGTGGAATCAAATTGAGATAAATCACAACCTTGCTTTTGGAAACTTAGTCTCGAATCGCCGTTTCGGTAAGGCGCTTGATGTTGATACTCCTATTCCGACTCCTAATGGATGGACTACTATGGGAGAATTGAAAGTTGGAGATTTTGTTTTTGATTCAAATGGGAAACCGACTAAAGTGCTAGAGGTGACACCATACCAATACAATAGAACTTGTTACGATGTTAGATTCTCTGACGGATCAAATGTGATAGCGGATGAAGATCACTTATGGATAGCTCACAATAAGAGAAGTAGAAGCAGGATGTTAAGGAATCCTGAGTTGTCCTACACAGAAATAGTTTCTACAAAAACAATCTTAGAAAGTTTAAGGGTTAATAAAAATCAGGAAACAAATTGGAGCGTCGTTAATTGTAAACCATTACAGTATCAAAAAAGAGAATTAAAAGTACCGCCATATATACTTGGAACTTGGTTGGGAGATGGAACTAGCGCTTGTACCGCATTAACATCCGTAGACGAACAGGTTTATAATTCGTGGAAAACATACGCAGAGGAAAATGATATGTTGTTTAACGCTTGTCCTCAAAATAACAGGTGTACAACATATAGAATATCAGGAAAATTCGGGGCGGGTCAAAATCATACTAACCATTTCTTGCATGGTCTAAGACATTATAATCTGATTCAAAATAAACATATCCCAATTGATTACATGCTTTCTGATGAACATGATAGAATGGAATTACTCAAGGGATTAATGGATACTGATGGTTGTGTGTATAGCGGAGGTAATTGTTTTGAATGGTGTTCTAAATGGGAATCTTTAGCTAGGCAAATGAAAGAATTAGCTGAAAGTTTAGGTTACAAAGTAGTATTCGCATCCAAGATTAATAAAAAATATGGCACTACATTTTGGTACATTAGATTTGGTAATACATCTGTTGCACCATTTAAGCTTCAACGACACTTAGACAAGATCAAAATAAACCAACGATCAGGAGGTATTAGATATGACCACCGTTATATAATTGATGTTGTTCCGGTAGAAACAAGACCAGTTAAATGTATAACTGTGGATAGTCCTGATAGCAGTTATTTATGTGCTAATCATATTGTAACTCACAATACAGTTTGGGGGACTTGTATAACCTATATCCGCAGTGCAACACGTAAATTTCAGTACGCAGGTATACAGTCAAAAACTAATACAGATGGTAAAGGTGTTTTCAATAAATTGATTGGTTCATGGTCTAAATTACCAGAATGGTTAAAGCCTTTGGATACAGGTGAAACACGTCCTGCTAGTGTTCTTGAGTTTTTCGAGGCACGTAAGAGGTCAAGCAAGCTAAAGAAAGTATATGGTGAATCTCTAGACTCCAAGATAGATTTTAAACCTTCATCAGTGTTAGCTTACGATGGTGAGGAACTAGATACTTACTTTGGCGATGAAGAGGGCAAGACCCTTGACGCTAACGTTAAAGAGAGGCATGACGTTGTAACTAAGTGCCTTATGAAAGGCCCGACTATTCGTGGTAAAGGTTTAAAGACCACTACGGTTGAGGAAATGGAGAAGAAAGGTGGGAAGAATTTCAAAATGATTTGGGATGCCTGTTCCATGAAAAAGGTTAACGAGAAAACAGGCCGGAATCCCGGACTAGGAACCAATCTTTTTATTCCGGCAGACTATGGATACTACGGACAGCACCCTGTTACTAATGAATGGTTTGTTGATGAATATGGATATTCTAAACGTGAGTTAGCTAAACAGTACATCTTGGATTCTTGGGAAGGATTGGAAGGAGACGATTTATCATCTGCTCAACGTAAAGACCCGCTTAACTTAAAGCATGTATGGCAACTTAAAAACTTTGACAGTACTTTCGATAATGAGTTGTTAGAGCATCAAAAGGATTATTTAGAGCGCACTAATGATAATGAAGAAGATAATGCTCCTAAGAACCTAATACGTGTTGTAACCTTTTACAAGGACGAAGACGGTATGGTTAAATGGAAAGATGATCCTAAAGGCTTCTTTAAAATGGTATGGGACTTTCCTAACCCTAAACAAAGCAACAAAATAAAACCACACGAGTCAGGGTTAATGCAACCGGGAAACACAGAGTCTTACGCTATTGGTGTCGATCCATTTGCCGCTACAATCACAACAGGTACTCAAAAATCAATGGGGGTGGCGTACGTTTACAAGAAAGCAGATATTTCTGACCCTGAGAATAGTGGTTTTTGTGTTGTTAGGTATGCACAGAGGACTAGATACAAGAGACAGTTCCATGCTAACGTAATGCTATTATGCCAGTATTTTGGTTGTAAAGCCAATTATGAGTCCAATGTTGATGATTACTACGAGGAATTTATCGCTCAGGGATTCAAACACTTTGTAATGTGGAGACCTAAATGCACTATAGACCCTCAGAGAAAGAAATTCAAGGTTAAGTATGGTACACCGTCAAACGATGCTTTCGCGCTTCAAAAGCAAACTTTAATAGCCGATGAATATATCAAAACAAGGTATCACAAGATTTACTTTATAGAATTGGTGTTACAGCTAATAGAATTTGACCCTGATGACCGTACTAAATCCGATGATGCAATTGCGTTTATGATGGCAATAATTGGGGGTCAGGAATCTACTGGCAAAACCGATGATGTTAAACCTCTAAAAATGATGGAACTTCGGAAAAGTAAAAAATATTATTAATTAGCATATCTTTGAACTAAATAATTGCATGACAATGATGGATGACAACACATATCCCAACATACTAAGTAACGATTCAGACAAGAACTCAGCTGAATTTGGGCTAAGAATAATGAAATCTGCTTTTGATAAATGGAGAAACGGAATAGGTGGAGAGTCATCATCTCAACGCAAGAACAGATACGACTATAATAGGGCGTTTGCTTCGGGAACACAACCTATGGAGGAATATAAAGACATTTTGGATTTGGATGGGGATATGTCCGTAATCAACTTGTCTTATGACCCGCTTCCAATAGCAATACCATTCTTGAGCAGACTTACTGACAGGTATATGCAGAGGATAGAAAAAATCCAATGTAATGCAGTTGATCCCCTGAGCCAAACAAAAAGGGAGAAAGCCAAAGCTGATGCCTTATTCAAGTTAAAAGAGAAGCAAAGAATCCAAGCGCTACAAGCCGAAGCAGGAGTACAACTACAAGAATTTACAGATGATGATCCTGAGGACGAGAAACAGTTAGAGTTAGAATTTGGGTTCAAATACAAGCAGAGAGAAGAAGTTATTATGGAACAAGGCGTTGACCTTGTTTTTTACGATAATGACTGGACAGGCGTTTTAAAGAAGCGAATTTTCAAAGACCTGCTAGAGTGCGGAATTTGCCAGATCAAGCCTTATATCAACGCTAATGGTAGAATAAAGATAAGATTCACCAAGCCAGAGAACATCATTTCTTCGTACACAGAATGGGATGACTTTAGAGATGCACAGATTCAGGGAGAGGTTTACGATATGACCATCGCTGACGTTCGGATGAAGTACCCTAGAAAGATCGGAGAGGTTAAGTTATTTGAATTGGCACAATCTCAAAGTGGAAAGAGTGGCAATCCTGCATTTGGATGGAGTTGGGATGTAAACTACAACAATGCCGTTGCAAGACCTTATGATTCATTCAGGGTTACGGTGGTAGAATTAGACCTTAAGACACTCTATAACCTCAAGTATGAGTCTAACGTTGACCGTTACGGTAAAGAGGTCTTAGATCGCAAGAGAGGCATTAAAACAGAAGGGAAGAACTACATAGAGTCTGATCCTTACGAGGTAGACTACAAAGGTGTATGGATAGTTGATACAAGCTATGTACTTGAGTGGGGACTAGCAAAGAACATGATCAAACCGGAAGACAATCTGCAAGAGGTTAAACTTCCTTGGGTAACATACATGTACAACAATGAGAAGATGTCTAACAAGCCTTTCATTGAGACAATGATTCCTTCCATTAAAAAAATGCAGTTGATTGAACTCCAAGAGCAGAAGATCATTGCCAATGCCGCACCGGACGGTTTTAAGGTTGATATATCCACCATGAGTGACATTACCCTTGGTGACGGAATGGAAAGCTTATCTCCTTTTGACTTATACAAAATCTACAAGCAGACAGGAGTTCAGTATTACAAGGGGATACCCGATGAAAACTCTGAGGGACAAATGAGGCAAGAGCCTATCCAACCCATGAACGTTCCCTTCTCTGGCAAACTTGAGCAGTTGATGAATAAGTGGAATCAGGAGTACGACAAACTCATGAGAATCGTAGGATCAAATAACCTAGACTCAGGAAACATCACTAATCAAGCCACAGGAAAACAAGTTTTAAAAGAAGCAAGACAAATCGGAGAGAGTTCTTCAAACTATATTTATTCAGGGTATATCAACGTAATGGAGCGCACAGCACGACTTGTTCAGCTTCAACTATGGGATATACTAGTTTACGGAAAGAAGTCTGGTATCGCTTATTATGATGGCTACAGACAAGCATTAGGACAGGATAGGATAGAATACATCAAGATCGAGGGAGATGACAAGTTTGAGAGGACTAACTTCGATGTTAAGATTCAAGCGGTTATAGATGACCAAGAGGCTCAGTATCTAGAAAACAACATTCAGGTATGCCTAGCTAACGACACGATAACCCTACAGGACGCTATTGAAGTGAGACTGCTTGCTAAAACCAACATCAAATACGCCACGTATATGCTTGCTTTCCGCGATAAAAAACGTCGCAGGGACAGAATGGAAGAAGCGGCTAAGAACAATGAGGCAAACACTCAAGCGGCTGTTGCGGCGGCAAACGCAAAAACGGACGGAGAGATGAAATTGGAAGACATGAAGTTCAACAACTCTATGGCGCTGATGAAAGAAGAAACTGAGGCGCAAAAGGAAAGGGAAATTAGCAAGTTCGCATCAATACTCAAATCAAACGTGGCAAGTGCTATCCTAGGAAAAGAAGGAACGACTATCGCTGATGTACCTGCATTTGTCTTTGACGGAATCCAAGAAATTTCCAAGAGCAATAAACAGATCATCATGGAAGAATTGAGGGATACCCAGATGGAGATAGATCAGCAGATGCAAGCACAGGCTCAGGAAGAAGAAGCAATGATGCAACAACAAATGCAACAAAACCCTGAAATGGATGCTCAAAATGCAATGCAACAGGAGCCAGTTTTGCAATAAGAATAACAAATCATACATTTGATTAATAATTTGACAATGGAAACAACAGAAACAACCCAACCACAAACACAGGAAACAACAAAATCAGTAGCAGACTTCAATCTTTACGACACTCCCGCAACGAACGTAGGAGAGCCTGTAGAGATTCAAACTCCTGAGACTGCCGAAACTACCACTGATACAACAACGACCGCTACAACGCCTGAAAAGCCTGTAGAAACGGTAACTGAACCAGTAGTAACAGAGAAAGTAGTTGAGAAGATTGTAGAGAAGTATCCTGAGTTTAAAGACGAATACTCTAAACAGCTATTTGAGGCTATTCAGAACGGCAAAGAAGATGAACTGTACGCTTACCTGTCCAAAAAGAACAAGGACTACGAGGTGATGGCAGACATTGATGTTGTAAAGGAAAACCTTAAACTTCAAAACCCGAAGTGGAGCGATAAAGATGTTGAGATTGAGGTAAAGTCTAAGTTTGGCAGGATCAGTGAGAAGAAAGACCTAGAGTCAATTGACGAAACCCTATACCCTGAGGAATACCAAAAGGCGTTAGAGTTCAACGAAAGAATTGAAGAAAAGGAAATGCTTCTTAGCAGAGAGGCAAGAGATGCAAGGATTGCATTAGAAGAATCGAAGAAAAATATTGAGTTCCCAAAAATAGCACAGGAAGCACCTGAGCAAGTAACCATAACCCAAGAGCAGATTGACGAATCCTATCGTGCGGTTATGGCTGAATTAGAAAGTGAGATGCCAAAATTAACAGAGTTCAAGTTTAAGGTTGGGGACGAGGATGTTTCCTACAAGATAACTGACGCTGACAGACAGACTCAGACTGACTACATGAAGAAGCTTGTGAATGGAGAGGCGAATGTTGCACTGGATTTAGGATGGATTGATGCAAACGGTAAAGAGAACTTTTTGAAGATAGCAGAGGATATGCTTAAATTAAAAAATCTTGGTCAGATCGTTTCATCAGCCGGATCACAGGTCAAAACGTCCACTACTAAGGAGATTGTAGCCGACATTAAAAACATTGACCTTACACCTAGCAGTTCAACGCCTGATACTTCTTTAAGTGTTGCGGACTTGATATGGAAATAATAATCACACTTTAAACACAAAGAAAAATGGCAATTACAGTTCCAAATAGCACCCCTGCTAATTACTCTGATCCGTCGATCACCAGAGCAGGACTAATCTCAGGATTAAACATCGTTAACGTTCATGCTCTAGACAAGTTCTATGAGACTTATGGATGGGCACCTTACAGTTCCCTAGCTGAATTGATGGGTAACGAAGAAAAATCACCAAACAAACAATTCTTATGGTATCAGTCAAGAGGACGTGTCATGGGCTTTGTAACAGCATCTGCGACAGTTTCAGTAGCGGCTAATGCTCCGGCAACCATTACTGTAGGGGCAGGTTCTTACTCACAAGCGGGAACAAAATCACTTCCTGCATTAGGATTTATTTTCCGTAACTCACGTACAGGCGTTGATTCACGCGTTTCGGCTGTTCCTAACAAGGCTACACCAAATGCACACACATTTGTTATCACTCCACTTGTAACAGGCCAGAATGCTTCGGTATTGGCAGGAGACGAGTTGTTGGGTCGTGGATTTGTTTACTTAGGTGAGCAATCTGACAAAACTGATACTATCATCCGTAACATTGACAAGTATAGCAACTACTGTACTGAGATTCGTAAAGACGATACAATCGGTGACTTGGCTGATGCTGAGAAAGTAGAGTTCCAGATAAACGGAAAATACTCTTACACCTACAAACAACTTCAAGACTCAAACATGCGTTTGATGATGGAGCGTGACTTTCTGATTTTTGAGGGTACTCAAACTTCAAACATCGGTTATGCTGAAGAAGGATCGAATGGTGTAATCAAACAAGTTCAAGCGAACGGTATCAACATGGACTACGCTACTTGGAGTATCTCACAGCTTGCAACATTGGACAGAGCATTAAACTCAGTAGGTGCGCCTAAAGAGTACGATATTCTTTCTGACAGTGCCGCTAACCAAGAGATGCAGAACTCTATCTTCACTGAGATCAACAACGGTGGTATTATCTACGCTTCTGAGGCAGGTACAAGAAACGGTATTAACTTAAATCGTGATTTCCAGTCGTTGAAAATCTACAACAGGAAGTATAACTTCTCTAACTACGGTTTATTTGACGAGCAGACTACTTACGGTTCATCTGGTTTAGGTGCGCGTAACAGGTTCTCTCTGTTGATGCCTACAGGTAAAACTTCTTCGGAGCGTGAGGACGGAAGTACAGTAACCCTTCCAAGGTTCTCAGTAATGTATCAGACACCATTTAATTCAAACAAATGGCATATGAAAGAGAATGGTTTGTTCTCTGACGGAGGTGGTACAAGAGCAGAAAAAATCTACACTACTATCGGATATTTCGGTGCTAGAGTAATTGGAGCGCAACAATACGCAATTCTGAAAGGTAACTAATCAATTTATATCCCCCTTGTAGAAATATGAGGGGGATTTACTTTAAAACAATATAGAACATGTCAATGACAGCAGTAGCCCCAACCACAAAAAGAGGAAACCCTAATTTGGGTAAGAAACAAGAAACAGATTCAATAAAGAGTACTAAACTAACGGTTCCTGAGAAGGGATTTTTTGAGTTTGTATTAGCTATTGATTATGAGAAACAAAAGCCAGTAGATAAACTTACAGGCGCATTATTAGATAATCCATTTCCTGATATTTATATTGTACCAAATGCAGGAGTTGCTTATAATGAAGCAACGGGAAGTTTTGAGACATGGAGATACCTTTATGGGTATAACTCTATTTGGGAAAAAGACCAACAGTTCCCTAAACCAGACAAAAGCAGACTAAGCAATGTTGATGGTAAGAACGATATTATGTTCCGTCAGGGTCGTATTAAAGTGATGCCTAATGATGAAGCTAAGTATTGGGCTTTAATAGTTCAGGATGAATGTGCTGACTGTGAGAATCCAAGAAACGAAGCGGTAGTACCTAAATATAAGTTGGTAGACGAAGATAAGGCGTTAAATGCGGCTTATGATGTAGCAGAAGAAACTTACTTAGCTGAGAAATACGCTAGAGAGTGTACGGATGGTGAGATGATCCCGGTAGCACAAGCCTTAGGTTTAAATACCAACAAGATTGACAATAAAGACCAGTTATTCACTCTAAGGAAGCATTTCGTGCTAAAGGCCAAAGCATTTCCAAAGTTGTTCCTAAGGGCTTATAATGAGCCGGGAAACAGAATTAAATACTTGGTAGGTCAGGCTATTGCTACAGGAGTCACAGCGATGGATGGTGGAGCATTAAAATATACAGAGAGTGGAAGACAGGTATTGAGCCTTGATCCTGACATGGATATCGCGGAGCAGGTTGCTATTTTAGCGATGAACAATGACGAAGATGCGTTAGCGTTTATTAAGGAATTAAAAGGGTTGAGCCTCTAGGTTGGGATTCAATGTTTGGTTCGGGGGATGTGGCTAGAGATAGTGCATCCCTTTTTTGTTTTAAAATGTCTTACATTTGGGTTAAAATAGTTAGCAAATGGCACTCATAAACGAAGCATATCAATTACTTAAGTACAGGGCGGCAAAGAGCGGCTTTAATGGTAACATATCTCCTAATGACTTCAATCTGATCTGGAAAAGGGCAGAGATACGGTTCTTCAACGGTAAGTACAAAACTTTTCAGATCAACCAAGACAACACAGACTCAATTTTAGCCTTTAAGACCGATCCTTTACCGATTACGGTAGATGGTGCCGGAAAGTATATAAAACCTGCTGACGTGCTTCATATTGACGCTCTAACCCATAATTACAACAGCACACAGGTAGAGATCAAAAGGGTGGAGAATGATAGACTCGGAAACAAGCTGAGTTCAACGTATGATGCACCAAATGCTGAGTTTCCTATTTACGTGGAATATAAGACATACTTACAGTTTTATCCTACCAATCTGGCTAATGCAAACTTTGTGTATCTGAAACGTATTACTCCGGCATTTTGGGGATATGACTTGGTTGGTGGAGTTCCGGTTTATAATGAGAGCAAGTCAACACAACCTGCATACGACGAAACGGAATTGGATGATGTGCTAAACCTTGCTTTACTAGATGGCGCAATAAACATGAAAGATTCACAATTGGAATCAACAGCAGAAAGACAAATTCAAAAAGATCAATAGATGGAACAGACCACATATAGAAAGCTATCAGAGTTGATAAGCGACTCATACTATATACTGAAAGCAAGTGACGATGCGGCAATACCACTTCGTAGAATAGCAGAGATGGTCGCAATGGAGGTTGCAGAGATGGCTACAATGAATGCTATAGAGGCAAGTCAACAGGGCGAAAGCACGTACGCCTCAGATCAATTCATCTCAGTATTTAGAAACTTACCCTTGCTAGAAGATACCGATGGGTATAAATACAGTGTCCTTCCAAGTACGCCAACAGCAATGCCTAACAACCAAGAAATTTCAGAGGTTAAGATCGTGGGAAGCACGTGTATGGCAGCAATACATATGACTAGCAGAAGTTCTTTCTCACAGAGCCTAATAGGGCTTCCTAAGGGCATGTTATTATACAAGATAGAAGACGGAAGGATTGTATTTGAGACTAGCAACCCTTTGTTAGATGGAACGGTTAATGTTAAGATGGTAGGGGCTGTAAGTGGAGATGACCTGTTGACCTCAAGACTGAATATTCCTAAGAACTATGAGTCAAGGATCATGACTAAGATCATGGCTAAGTTACTGCCGACAAAGAACCAACCAATAGATTATGTAAATGACTCAATATCTAACCCTAGTTAAACATGAAGATTTCAGTAAAGAGAATAATAGGAGAATTTTTAAGTAGCACCGATGAATCACAGCATCGGTTTTTGCGCTTATGGAACATTGCTAAGTTCGGCATGGAGACAGAGTTCAACTTAGACCTTACGGGGGTGATAAAGACTGTGCTGTTGGATGTGAATGCTAACAAGACGGTAAATCTTCCATGCGACTATGTTTCATACTCAAAGATCGGAGAGATTAACGGAAAAGGAGAGGTGGTGACTTACAAAAGAAATAACCAACTAACCACTTTACTTCAATACGGGAACAACAGGGTTAACAAGGCACCTATGGTTGGATCAAGGGGAGACTTTAATTTATTTCCTTATGACCTGAACTATTACAACAACTACTTTTCGGACGGAGTTACTTACAACTTATATGGAGCAAATAGTGGTACTCCAAACAGAGGCGAATACAAGGTCGATGAAGCCAATAGACTAATATTCCTCAGCATTGATATCTCAGTGTCTCAGATCGTATTAGAATACCTGTCAGATGGATATGACCAGAGTGATGATGACTATTCTGTGGATGTAAGAGCAAGTGCGGCACTACTAGCTTATATCAGGTGGAGAGATGCCTTAGACAAACCAAAGAAATTCGGTATTGGTCAAGTAGACTTTTTAAAGAAAGACTACTACAGAGAAAAAAGGTTGTGTCAGGTAAGAATGAATCCGTTTGTATTGAATGAATTTGAACATGCAGGGCGCGTGGCGACAAAATTGGTTGCCCGGGCGTAGTTAAATAAAGATATGCAGGAATTAAAAAGGTTTTTAAACACAGGTATGGATACCGACTCTGACTTAACTGCGGTTACTCAGGAGGATGTTATAGAGAGTTGGAATGTCAGATACAGAGGAACAGTAGAATCAGAAGATGGTATTGCTACAGACATTGAGTCCAATGAGTTGATATCAGGCGCTAAACCCGCAGGAATAAACAAGACTATAGGAGCAGAAGGATTTGAGGATGTTCGTAAAGCGTATGCCTTTGTTTACAACTCAGCAGGCAAGAATCAGATTGTAGAGTTTGATTACGATACAGAGACAGAGACAGTGATCTTTGAGAACCTGACCATGACCAATGGGGTTAACATTCTTCCTTTAGACCCGCTATACTGTGTGTGCGATATTAAGATGATTCAAGGCAAATACCTGATCTTTAATGCAGGAAACATACAACCGGGGATAATTAACCTAGACAGGCTTAAAAGCGGTGGTTATAGCGTTATAACTCTAGAGGATATTACTTTGGTAAAAGGACAGCCTATAACCGTTCCTACATACGTTTACAACGATGATTCAGGCAGATCAGTAAATACCATTAAGAAAAGATTATTTCAGTTCACAGAGCAGTTTATACGCCTTGACGATGAATACTCAGCATGGAGTACGTATTCTAAAAGAAATGTGCCGGAGAGTGAGGCTACTCCTTCATTTGGGACGGATGTTACTAAGGCAAACAACCTTATTGTGACTGTAGATGCCGGAAATGACAGGGTAAAGACAATAAATGTTGGCGCTAGATATGATAATCTAGATTGGTTCCTTGTTAAGTCTGTAGAACGGAAAGATGTTTTATTACTTCCTAATACCTTAGTCGATGTGGAGAACGAAATTTACGAAGCTTATGATCCTGCTACTAATACTTATTCTTTTGCTTTCTATAATGACGGACTGTATAATAACCTGCCTGTCTTGGAGACCGACCTTCCCTACGACTACGTTCCAAAGAAATCCGGAGCATTAGAGGTAATCAACGGAAGCATCCTTGTTCTTGCTGACCTTACTGAGGGGTATAAGAGACCTGTGGTGGACGTAAACATCAATGTTACTAACTATGACCCTGCGATCACTGTTCAACAGCCTGACAACTCTAATGGCTTAAGGGTAGTATCTCAGAATCAAAACAGGGTTAGTGGTTCGCATAAAAGAGACGTTCAGGTTAACTTTGGAGGAATAGCACATACAGGGGATGTGTTTGTGGTTAAGGTAAGAGATATCAGGGACTATGGTAACAATCGGACTTACACCTACACAGTCAAGCTGTCTCAGAATAATAACACAGCATTAGCGGTTCAGGGGTTAGCAACTGTGGTTCCATTCTCCAATGTAAGTGGTACACAGATTAACTTTAGAACGGAGGACTACTTTGAACTTGAGTCGGCTAGTATTAACTTACAAAATGCCGGAACAGGAGTTTCCAAGTCTATCCACTCGATTAAATTAAACTCTGCTTATCAGCTTGCATTAGCGCATTATGACCAGAACGGCACTTATTTTCCTGTGGTAAGCGATAAGAGATTTGTGGTCAAGACTCAATCTTATGCTCAGTCTCATGGTTTAATTCCTCAGATCAACTGGCAGATCAACAGTCTACCTCCTGTAGGAGCCACAAGCGCGCAATGGCTGATCTCACGTAACAATACCCATGAGACTGATCTTTATATTAACGGTGCTTTAGATACCGACAAATCAGATAATGACTATCTCGTCTTTAATATCTCGTCTTTAAAGAAGTTCAACGATACAAACTCAAGTTCAGTTTTAAGCTATGATTACTCAGAAGGAGACAGAGCGACATTCATGTTTACTTTCTCAGGTACAGCTACACCGATCAAATGGTTCGATGCTCCGGCGATAGATGTTGAGGTTGTAGGATTCGATATTGAGGTTGACACTGCTGTAACGCCTAATGTCACTAAATACTTTCTAAAGGTTAGAAAATCATCTGCACTTAATTTAGCTGATATAACAGCAACCGGAGTCTTGATGGAGATTTACTCACCTAAGAAAAGAACGTTGACCACAGGAGATGTAACGACACTACAAACGACTTTATTTTATGAGATAGGTGAACAGATCAAAATAACCAACGGAGACTATGAACAAAAGCAGGGAATCATCAAAGAGGGAGATGCTTATTTCAAGACCAGAGAGGTTACAGGAGTTTTAAATCCCAATGTTGCTTATACGTTTTTGGTGGAGGACTTTAACTTTAGTGACTTCTATAAATCCAATTACTATTCTTATGGAAGGGCTAGGCTGTACGATGATGTTCAGGACGAGATCAGAAAGAAAGCCTCAATCAGATATTCGGACACTTTTATCACAGGAAGCAAGATCAATGGCATCTCTAGATTTTACGGAGAAAGGCTATACGGAGAGAGCAATGGTGAGACTTCCTCTAAATATGGTGCTATTGTTAAGTTGAGTGAGCGAGATTCTTACTTAGTGTGCTTGCAAGAGTTAAACGATGTGCATATCCCTGTTAACATCTCTATCTTGGAAGATCAGGCAGAACAACAGAATGTGGCGATTTCTGATAGACTCTTAAATAAGGTAAGGTATACGAAGTCGGGTGTGTTTGGGATAGGGCTTGCAAAGGAGAGTTTTGCCAGAAGCCAGAACGGAACGATATATTTTGTTGATCCGAACAATTCATTGCCTGTTAGGGACGGATATAACGGTGTACAGCCGATATCTGCTAAAATGACCAAGTTCTTTAGAAGGATACTTCAACAAGCAAAGAAAGACGGTAGAAAGATATTTGGGTTCTATGACAACTTCAATGACGAATACAACATCCATATTGAGACTGCCGCAGGAGTTCTGGTTAGCTTTAAATTCAATGCTACAAATTGGGATTACTTAGAGGCTTATACAATCAATCCTGCGACTTTAGCCTTGACAGGAGTTAGCAATGGATCAGTCGCGATAAATAACACTACAGGACAAGCGGTATTTACGCCCAATACAGGTTATTCAGGGAATGCAGGGTTCAGTTTCTCGTATTCAAGTCCTGATGGCACAATCACAAAGAATGTCTGTGGGACAGTAACTCCGGGGATCACTACAATTGATCCATTTTACTTCACAGATTTAACCAATCAACCTTTAAACACGTTAACAGCCTCAAATACTATTTTGATCGGTGGAAATACAATAGCGGTTCCAATCTCAATCACAGGTGGTGAATATTCGATTAACGGTGGCGCTTGGGTTACATCCGCAGGAACAGTAAATGCCGGAGATACAGTTCAGGTTAGACATACTACCTCAGGGGCTTATGCTACAACTGTAAACACAACCTTAGTTGTTAGTGGGTACTCCGATACTTTTACAACCACCACGATAGCTGCTCCTGTACCTGTTACGATCAATTACAACCTTTCTAGGGACACTTCTCCGTATGTTGATGGTAATGTGTCATTCCTTAAAAATGGAGTCTTCTCAGAGCTTATTACGTTTGTTGGAACAGGGACCTTGTCAGGAGGCTATTTAGTGGGAGATACTTTGACTGCTAGTGCTTTCCATTACGCTACAGGATACAGATGGCCGGATGATGCTAGCCTAAGAATGGTGATCACTGATGCTGATGGAACTGTTGTATTTGACCAGACAGGTGGAACAGTTACGGATGATGTTGTTTTTGCTCCTGAGATTCTATTGGTAGATACGCTGTATACGGTTACAATAACCACAAATAGCAATGATACGAGCCTAATCACCCCTAGCTATGATCTTGTAAACAACAATACGCTTATAGACGAGGCAGACTTACGACTAGGTGTTACTGATCTCACGACTAACATTGAGATGTTGAGTATAGATATGCCGGGATTCCATGTGCCTAGGAATGGTATTTATAACCTCAAGGATGATGCTAACCTGCAAAGGATAGTTATACCTGTTCCAGAAGGTAAGGATACTAACATCAGGATTCAGACTCAAAGTGGTTTTGATCAGACATTCAGCATCTACGGAGGGTATTCTTTAGACCAGAATGTACCTAAGTCAGGTATATTAATCACGCTAGAAGACTTTTCAAACCCTTCGATTGCGTGTGGAGTAAGTACAGGATTTGCAGGAGGTGAATCTTACCCTAGTGAGTTTACTGTTACCTTAGGGACAGCATTAGGATCGGTAGTGCTTAACTTTGATGGTCAGTCTATCCCTGATAAGTTCATTGTGATCTTCGATGGAGTAGAAGTAATAAACACAGGGTATCGAGGGAATACATATTATCAGGCACAGTTGAACACTGCTCTAGCTGATAGGGGTCTTCCACCTGAGACTGTTACTGCTCCGGGAACAGGAACGGCATCATTTAACAAAACTACTGCTACTACCACTGCGATAGTAAGGGTTTATGCACCTTTATCAGGCACAGGATGGACTTGTAAATTAAATTGTCCAGTTTAAAATATAGATTATGGGATTCACAACGATTCAAAATACACCCATCACCTTAGATTTACTCACATTGGGTAAGTCTAGGGGTTGGGAGGTCTTCACAGATTATGCTATACACGAGGTATGTAACGCAGGGAGTATGGTTTTAAAGCAATTTACACTCACCTCAGGGCATTCTTATCAGATCAGCTACAACCTAGAGTATATCAATACAGGCTTTATTAGAGCGGACTTAGGAACGGCATCAGGTGCAAACAGAACAACTCCGGGGTTTGTAACTCAAACCATCACTGCATCGGGAACTAACCCTTTATTCTCGTTTTATTCTAATGCCAACCTTAAAATCACTTCTTTTGATATTCGGGATACCACAGAGGACTTAGGACTTAAACAAAGAAACACGATCTCTTGGAGTGAGAAATCTAATAAGTGGGTAAGCTATAAGACATATAACCCTGATTGGGGGTTCTCAATGTTCACGAACCTGTTCTCATACAAGGCAGGACAGTTATGGTCTCACAAGGCTTCTTTGACCCCTCGAAACAACTTCTACGGACAGCAATATAAGAGCATCATCAATATGGTGTTTAATTCGGGGATAGGACAGCCTAAGACTTTCCATGCTATCAGCTATGAAGGGAATAACCTAATGATCACTACTGATGGTGGGGTTAAGACTTCGTTAGGACAAATCTCAGACTTGGTAGAGGCTAACTTTCTAAAGGATGTTTTGGATGATGGGGTTAGTCAGGTTGATATTTACTCTGTAGAGGGCGTGTTTAGCAGTTCGTTCAGGAGAGCCTTACCGGATGTTATCAATGGATCAGAGTTGAAGGGCAGTTATATTGTTGTTGAGTTGATCAATGTAGAAAACGATCTGTTGAGACTAGAGAATGTAGCAGTAACAAGTGTTCCAAGCAAGATCGGAGCGAGATAATGTTTAAATGTTCAGGGTGCGGGGTTTGTTGTCATCATGTAGATAGGGCTGTAGAGTCTTCTAAAGACTTAGGATTGGATTTTCCTTATGGTTGGAATGAAGACGGGAAGTGTGATATGCTAGGTGATGACAACAAATGCACTGTGTACGACAAAAGACCTTTATTATGCAATGTAGATAAGCTGATAGAGGTGTTTGATATCAAGGATAAAGAAGGATTTTACGAATTAAATAAACAGGCTTGCAATGCCATGATGGGTGATGCCGGGATAGATTTGGCATTCAGGTTGTGAAATACATATCTTTGATATATTAATTCACTTAAAAACATATATCTATGCCACTCCCGATCGCAGCATTAGCAATAGCTTCTGCACCAAGCATTCTTAAAGGGGTTAGCGGACTTTTTCAGTCCATCAAAGGAAACAAGATGGCTAAGAACAACCCCTTCCCTACAGCACAAGTAAACCAGAACATAGCCAAGAATGCCGCAATAGCAGAACAAATGGCTCAAACAGGACTCCCACAGCAACAGTACAACCAAGCGTTACAGAATATGCAACGTAACCAAAATGGTGTATTGACTTCCTTGGGTAGAAGTGCTAATTCATCTGCCGGACTTGCCTCAGTGCTTAGAGCATCAAATGATGCTTCTTTAAACTTAGATGTAAACGATGCTCAGGCACGCATGCGTAATCAGGGAATTTCAATGCAACAAAGAGGTCAATTAGCAGGTGAGCAGAACAGGGTTTGGGACTGGAATAATCGGCAAAAATATTTACAGCAAGCACAGGCGGCATCAGCAATGCAAGGAGCCGGAAAACAAAACATGTTCGGAGCATTGGATGGGTTATCCCAAGTCGGGCAGTCGTTTTTAGCAGGAGGCGGTTTAGGTTCAGGTTCAGGAGGTGCTAACCAACTTGGTTCTGTACCTCAGCTTGGACAGTTAACTCAACCTTATCAAAGTCAATTCACAAAATTATTCTAAGCGTAATGATTGAGGGATTAAATTCAAATAGTGGTATAGGAACTGGGAATGCACAGATTTTTGATGCTAGAGGTTCAGTAAACAAGTATACAGCAGAGATACAGCGCCAAGCAAACGCTAGAGCGGCAGAACAAAAGGCTTTACAAGATGAACTAGGCAAAGTAAAGATGGATGGACTGAGGGAAGCTGATAAGCCAGAGTACTTCAAGGGATTTGAGGATTGGAGAACTACAGCACAAAAAGCATCTGCATCAAGAGACTTTAGAGAGAAAGCAAATCTTAAAAGTGAGGCTGATAAGAAATACATGGAACTCAATAACCTTGTTGCTAAATCCAAAGAGTACAACAGGCTTCATCAGGATGTATCAAATAAGTTCTTGGATAACAATTTCAGAGATCAGTTTACAGACGATGCAGTGACTCAATGGCAACAATCAGACAAACTACCTCTATCAGACCCAAGGCTTGTAAAAGACCCTAGTACCTTATCTAGGCAGTTAGATTTAAGTAAAGTTGATGACAAATTAGCAAAGATTGATGCAGGACTTTTATCTAAACAAATTGAAGCAAATCCCATTGCAGGAGACAGATTGAGTGTAGGGAATAGAAAAGGAACGAACTTGGTTTATAAGACCTCTGTAGACCCTAAAAGACAGGCATTCGAGTATGCTATGGCTTATGATACAGATAAAGACCTGAAACATTACATTAAGACGCAATACGCTGACCTGTACGCCTCTAAACCTGAGGATGAAGCCAAAGCATTAGCTATTCAGGATATGGTCGGTAAAAGACCTGTACAGAAGCAAAGGAATCAATTTGTGATGGATGAAGCACCTGATCTCTTTTATGCACATAAAGCATGGGAAAGGGCACATCCTGACCCTGAGAAATCTACTAAGAGTGAATCAGAGTTATACCGTCAGAGTTGGATTGACAGCATGATCAAAGGAGAACCCGGAAGTGGAGAGTACCTCAAGTCTATTGTTGCTTCTCAAGGGGAATATACAGAGCCTTTAAAGATTCGTAAAGTAGGTGACGTTATAAAGATTGGCGTTCCACAGAAGACTGTAATGAGTTTTGATGCTGATGGAAAGGCTAAAGCTAAAGTCATTCCCGGTAGAGTTATTGACGTTAACACGAAAAACGAAGCTGACAGAAGCAAGCTGAACAATCTACTGAACGAACTTACTAAAGAAAAGGTAAGCGAATCTAAGTTTCAGACAGGGAATGCCGCAGGTAAAGTTCCAAAGACAACCTCAACAACTCCTAAGTCCAATAAGACTGTACCTCTTTCTAAAGTAGAAGGACTAGTAGGTAAAAAAGGCTACGAAGGTTATACTAAGAAAGAACTAATTGACTATTATAAATCACAAGGATATACTATAAAATAACATGGAAGAAGATTTCTTACTGCCTCCACCGCCACCAAAGCGTAAGGCTACTCAACCTGATAATAATGAAGGCGACCTACTACCAAGGCCGCCCTTAAAAAAATATACCCCTCTCTACTTCTGGCACAGATTCCTCCAAGTCCTCAACATTCGCATTTTCTAAACCATTTGACACTACCCCTGTTGAGGTTGCCCCAACTGCAAAGGCTACTAAACAGCCAAAAGAATCTATTCGACTTGATTTTAGTAAGGTTGATCCTGAATTAGCAAAGGAACTTAAACCGTATGGCACTACTGCTTCTGAGATTTCAAGAGTTGATCCAACTAAGTTTACTGCTAACGAGAAAGAGAAAGCAACCAAGATCAATGACTTCAATGCCGCTATTATCAAAAAGCAAGAGGACGAGTGGAAAGACAAACATGGGGATGGATTCTTAAGTGGGATAGGTCTTGGAATGTCTTATGCAGGTTCTAAACTTGCTACAGGAGCGTCTAACATTGTTCCTGCTATCACATATCTAGCTGACAGGGTAAATAAAGGGCTTACAGGGCAGTCTTTACTTGACGACGATGAAAAGGCTGATTTGCTTACTGCTACCGAGGAAACGGCTAGAATGGGGCTTAATAAAGAATACCAAGGATCAGATAAAACCATGACCGCTGTTGGAGGACTTCTTGAGTTTATCCCTGCGGCACTGGCGGCTGAGAGTACTGGTGGAGCATCATTTTATTTGAATGGGATTGGTAATGCCTATAAAGAGGTTCAACAGCTTAAAAAGGACGGTGCTAAGTTTGAGAATGGTGCTGAGGACTTGTATATCCAAGGGAAGGGGATAGCGGATTATTTCTTAATGACTAAACTAAATGCTCACTCTTTATTTCCTACACTCCCATCTGCTTTAAGAAACGTTGCCTCTAGGGAAGCGTCTATGACAGCAATCAAAGATTTGGTTAAGGCAGGTAAACCGCTGACTAGCGAAGGAATCACACAGGCGTTTAAAGACTCTGCGATTAACATGGCAGATCAGATCAAGACTAAAGGCGTTCCGTTCTTAAAAGAACTATCTAAAGGGTATGCAAAGACTTCTGCGGATTTGATTGGTCTTAGTGCGGCAGATGCAGGACTTAAGAAACTTTCTAACGTTGTAGCAGGAGAAGACAACTTCAAACAAGAGAATGGAGAGTTAGGACAGAATATAGCACAGATATTAACAAGTGATGCACCCTTATTTGCGGCTGTAGGAGCAAGAAATAACCTAGGGTTACTGTTTGATAAGTCTCCGGTGAGAAACGAGGTTGTAGAGGCTCTAAAGAACGATGCTAGTCCTGAGAATATCGAGAGGATCAAACAATCGGTTCAACAGGAAGGAGCAAATAGGGAATGGAGTGCTGATGACCTTGAGGGAACGTTAAAACATATTGATGTACTAGCAGGTGCGGTGCAGAAGATTCCTAAGACATTGAGTGAAGGAAAATATAGTGAGGCACTAGACATTGTTTTAGGCAAACAGAACTTAACCGAGCAACTCTCAAAGGTTCAGGAACAGAATAAAACACTAGACCCGGCGCTTGCTGAGGTTGGTACTCCTGAGGAAAGAGCATTAACAGCTAAACTTGAACAGAGTGATGATAAACTAAGGGAGGTTGTTACAGGCAAGAAGACCAAATACTTTGAAGAAACGAAAGAAGGTGGAGAGACGGAGTACTTTAAACAGCTTGGTGGAGATGGAAAACCCGAGAAGATCACCAAGGAAAGGTTTGAACTTGAACAGGTAGAGAAAGAAGCAAAGGATATTGGCAAGGAACAAGCAGAAGAAGCCGCACAAGAAGCTGTTACCCCTGAGGTGGTAGAAACACCTTTCCAAGAAAAAGAAGTCGTTGTAGAGCCTGAAATTAAGCCAGAGGCCATAGAAGAAGTTAAACCTAAAATAGAACCCAATGAAGAAGTTAAACCAATTGTATCTGAGAAAGAGAATGTGGTTAAGAATCCGGTATCAGCCGAAAGAACTGCGGAAGTCTTAAAGAAAGCTGAGGACGACCTAGAGGGACTTAAACAAACCACTAAGAAGCAACTTAAGCATGAGGCATCACTAAAACGCCTTACAGAAGCCAAGAACAAGGGAGAGATCAGTGAGAAAGAGTTCAACGACCTAAAGAACAGATTTGACGATGTATTAGCGGAGAATAGCGGAAATGCAGAGGTTAAGGATGAAACACCTCCACAAGTCTTAGAAGACCATAAGAAAGATATTCATGAGAAGTTCAGGAAAGAGTTCAAGAATGAGGGGAACACTGATGAACAGATAAATGCGGCACTTGCTTTAATGGAAGCCAGAGCAAAGAGTTGGGCTAAACAAACAGGTAAGAATGCTGATGAATGGTATCAACAGATTGCAGACGTTAAGAGCGGTCAATTTGAATCAGATGATGTATTGTACCAATTTATTCCTAAGAAGCTAAAAACAACTGCTAAGTTCGCCACGATGATGGCTATGATCTGGAATATAAATGCAAAGATTCCAAATAAAATATTCCAACATAGAGATGACGCTAAGACGGTTAAATTTCTTAAAGAATTATCAGATAAAGGGTTTATATACATAGATAAAGAAGGTAAGACAGATAAATATAATTCAGAATCTTTCAAAGGCAATGAATCGTTTACTTATTTACAGAAACTATGGGCTAAGTCAGGCTACCCTAAGATAAATATTGAGGTCGGCGGCAGGTCAAAATACAATCCTGCACTTAATGAGCTTGATATACGTGTATCTGCTGTTGAAGATGGTGTGGCTTCGGAGACTGGTAAAGATGGTAAGACTGAGTATATTCTTGATCAAACAATAATATTAGCTGAAATGTCTCATGCTTTACAGGCATCAAAAGGAGAGTTGTCAGTAGGTAGGTTCCTGAAAGACCTTGTTTCTTCAAAAATGAACTACGAGAAACAGTATGGAGAAAAGGGGACTATAGAGAATGATGCCCATGAAAATATTCAAAAAGAGTTAGAAGAAGGATTCAGCAAGTCTATTAAATACCAAGAAGAATCAGGAGTTAAGAAAGGAGCCTTAGAAACACTACAAGACGGCAAGGTTGTGATCCATGCCTTAGAGTCACCTGATTTCTCTACTATGGTACATGAGATAGCGCACATCTTTGAGAAAGACTTAAATAAGATCGAGGCTAAGGTTGTAAAAGACTTTGGAGGTAGCGAAGCATTTGCTAGGGGATTTGAGAGATACCTAAGGGAAGGTAAGGCTCCTACAGAACAGCTTAAAGGACTGTTCGATCAGTTTAAAACATGGCTTACTGATATTTACAAGACTTTGAAAGGAAGTCCTATTGAGAAAAAGCTAACACCAGAGATTAAACAACTATTTGACAAACTATTAACTGAGGAAGGAAATGATACTACATCACGTAAAGAACCAACAACAAGCGCTGAGGCTACTAAGGAAGTTGTACAACAACCCCAAGATGACACAAGAGGAAGCGGATCAGAAGATTCAGGAAGTTCAAAAGAGCAAAGCGGAGAACCAAAGTCAAGTGTCAGCGACAAATTCACAGAACTAGCACATAGAAGCGTTCAAACAGAGGAAGTAAGAAATACCTTAAACAACATTGAGAGGGAGACCGGAAGGGAACTGAGTTCTCAAGAGAAGGAGTATCAACGTACAAGTCGTATGGAGGCTGTACAGCATGGCAATAACGTCGTAGAGGAAGCCAAAGCAGAATTTGGGGATGACTATGCCACTAAGCTAATTGAGTACCTCCAAGAGGCTAAAACGATGTCTATAGAGAACAAGAGTTTGATCACTATCTCCTTAGAGAATGACCTAGAGAGAAGAATCCTTGCGGAGCCGGAGAATGAGGTTCAACTCAACAAGCAACTTAAGCTAGTCCGGGATATCTCCACTAAACAGCAAAGGAGTGCGGCTATTGCAGTTGGGTATGGTGTGTTAAGACAACTTGCTAGAGTTGGATATGATATTAACCAAGTAACTGAGAAGTTCTTTAGTTCAGAGCAGAACGAGAGTAAAAGAAAGATCAATAAAGCAGTAGAGGCTACAGCGGAGGATATTCAAAAAGAATACGAGGCTAAGGAAGAGACTGTATCTCCTGATCTTGAGGAAGCCATCTCTAAAGGCGTAGAGAAAGCTGTTAATGACATCTACGAGAAGCTACCTAGCAAGAGACGTGAGAGTGCTGACAAGGCTATTGCGGCATTGGACAGGATTCAAAAGAAACTACGCTCAAAGGCTTATTCTGACCCTACGATGATCGTTGCTACTATTGATGCGGGTATTACTACGATCAAAGCGGCAATCAAAGCAGGTGTTACTGTCGCAGATGCTATTGAACTTGGGATTAAGAAGATCAAAGAACTGCATGGTAAGAAGTGGGCAAAGGAAGACGACTTTAGAAAAGATATGCTCTCAGGGTTTGCTGAGGAAAACATTGATGTAAAAGAGGGGACACGTACGGCTAAAGTTAAAACTGATGCTGAGAAACTAGCTGATGCTAAGAAAAGAGTAAAGGAGAGGATCGAGGAACTGCAACAACAGATCATCGACAAGAAGAAAGAACTCAAAGCAACCAAGAGAGTATCTGATCCTGAACTTACCGCATTACAAGCCCTAGAAGCTAACTTAAAGAAAGAGGCAATGAAATACCTGTCCAATGAGGCAAAGTCCCTTGTAGACGAACGTATGAAAGCCACAGCTGTAAAGAAATTACAGAATGAGATAGAGAAGTTAAATCAGCAGATTGCTAAAGGAGAAAAGGACGAAATGGAAGCAAAGAGAAACCCTATCAATTCTCCTGAGATTGAAGCGCTAAAAGCAGAGAAGAAAGCTAAACTTGAGACCTTAGAGATTATTGACCCTACACCGAAAGATTTTATCAGGAACGCTTTGATTGAAAAAGGTTTCAGCAGAACGATTAAAGTTAATGGCGTAGAGAGGGAGACTTTAGATTGGAAGAAACTTGCCGGAGAGGAAGGAAGCATTGACAAGATGCGTGGGCATGTTGAGGAGGTATTGAAGGAGAAAGGTTATTCGGAGGGTGAGATCACTAAGATTCAGGAGTCTTTTGAACAGGAGTACAATGACCTTAGGGCTAGTGTGATTGAGAAGGGGTTAAATGAACTTGCTAACCGGAATAAAGAGAAACCTAAGGCAGATGTGAAGTCTACAGCAAAGAGACTTGCAGAATTGTACAACTATGGGCTGTTTGAGTCTCAACACGACACTTACGATTACTTAATGAACAATGCCTTAGGATTAAGTGGAATTGGTCAGGAGGCTTTCTTTGAGGGTAAGGTTTTAGCTAAGTCTTTAGCGGAGTTGTATGCCTCTAAAGCAGATGGTAGAACAATCAATGAGTTTGGGTTAAATAGCGCTGTGAATCAAATCAACCACCAGATTGAACAACTGCTTGCTAAGATCGCTTGGAACGAGAGTAACGGAGCATACAAAGCCGCTAGGGTTGCTCAAGAGTACTTAAGTATGTCTCAACGTGCTATTCTAACCACCTTAAAGCAATTAGGAGATAACAGCCTAAGTGGGTACATCGAGAGAACCTTTAACAAACTAACCTTTGCTTTTGAAAAGAACGATGCTAAAGCACTAAAACAACAAAGAAGTGCTTTGGGTAGAACGATGCTTAAGGATGCCACTTACAATGCAGGTCTTGACTATGGGGATATTTCTAATCCATTCCTGATTAAGAGTGCTACAGAGAACTATATCAACAATGTCTCAACAAGTTCAACCTACCATGCTTTTGTTTCAGCGGTAATGGGTAGGATTTACTTAGAGGGGATGGACGGTATGCACAAGGCGGTGCTTACAGAGAAATACTTTACACGCAATCTTGTGAAAGTCCTTACAGACAAGAATAACCCTAAGAGAATGCCTCAGGAAGAAGCTGTTCAGTATGTAGCAGAAAACCTAACCGGACAGAAGTTTAGTGATGCTGTTAAAACGGCTCATGAGATCGTAGAGAAAGTGAATAGACTAGCAGGTAAGAAAGTATTACCGGAGAATAAAGAGTTTGAACACAGGCTCGCCATGGACATTGTAAAGGAGTCTTTGGTTACAGGGGATAAAGTTACCCTTGATCAGATTGAAGCGTCTTACGGAGCAGGATATACAGTTGCAGGTCTAGGTATGGGTCATGAGGCTAACAACTTTGCTTCTAGGACTGTTGGACTGCTTAACTCTTACAATGAAGGGAAACTTAAGGATGCGATTAAAGAAAAGAGATGGAATGAGGCGGCTATGCTAACGTTTACTTCTATCTTAAGCAAGAACATCTTGAATCCTTTTGTTGGTGGAGCAAGCAATTGGGTGACACTGACGCTTCAAAAAGCAGGAGTTGATGCTTGGAGTCCATTAGAGAATTTTGTAAAGCGTAGGAAGCTAGATTTGACCACAGAGAAAGGTATCAAGGATATGGAGTATGCTTTAATGAGTGAGGCTAAAGCAAAAAGTACAGCAGGAAGGGTATTCATTGGAGCGGCAGTATCGTTATTAACGGCATCCATTGCTATCTCAACAGGAAAAGATAAGGACTTGGCAGAATGGAGAGCAAAGAACAAGTGGGCAGAGAAGTATTTTGGTGTGGTCTCACCTCCTTCGTTGTTGTTCTTACTTGCTTTGAAGGATAAGAAGATGGGTAAGTTCCTGCAAGGGATATTAAACCAAAAGGTTCCTGCATTTGATGATGGTACTAAGGTGGTGAAAGGAATTACTAGCGCTACTGAGGGAGACCTAAAGAAAGCGGGTGCTTATGCGGGAGATGTACTTGGAAGTAAAACTTCTTTACCTATTGTTCCTTATCGGTTCGGTAGACAGGTTCAGAACGTTTATAGGGGACTTACAGGTCAAGGGCAGATTACTCCTGACTATTCTCAAAAGAGTTTCTTGAACAGCTTCTATAGGGATGGGTTTGTGAATTACTTAGGACTAACACCGGAAGGGGAGCCTGACAAGCCCTTAACTAAGGAGGAACTGAAAGATAAGATAGAGCAAGCTAAGGCTAAGGTCAATGAAACGATCAAAGCGATGAAAGAAAAATAGTGAAAAGGGGTGGATTAACGTTCATCCCTTCTTTGTTTATAAAATATTTACATTTGTTTAAAAAATACACGATCATGATATACACCAATTACTTACCGTTTAGTTCGTCCACTAACTACTCAAACGTGCTGATCACAACAAACCAGATGTTTTCAGACCTATTGGAATCTGTAGGTTGCTGTGCAGATAAACAATCTGATGCCATACTCATCCAATCAGACCTTTTCTTGACGGGTGCGGAGGTTGATTTTATTAGTGGTGATACGGCTCGCTATCAGGATAACATAAAAGCGGCATATCTTATACTTTATAATTACGTATCACAATGAGTAGCGTAGCAGATGTACAGGCGGCTCTATTACGTGCGTCTGGAATGTATTCTGACCTCACAGCAGAGTATCTAAGCGACTTAAAGAAAGGATGTGGTGATTGTCTACCTAAGAACTATAAGTGTCTTAAAAGACTCCGTAGAGCCTTAGAATTTGAAGTAACAAAGGGAATTATAACCCCAACAGCAGAAAGCCTCTATACACAGCTTCTTTTGGTCTTAGGAACCTATCAGGCAAGCGCTCCACCTGTGACTAGTTATAACCTTCCATTTGGGTATACTACTATCGCTCCTACTGTGAGTAACATCCTAGATTTTGTATTGCAGTTCACTAAACAGGTGGCTATTGGTTCTACAGAGGTTAACCTAAACTTCACCACAGGTTCTTATGGAAGGTATCTGATTGCAAGAGTTCCATCAACTGAGCCTATTTGGACTTCATGGTTTAATGATATATTCTCTAACAGTGGTGATATTCCAGATGAAACATGGACTTCGACGGTTAACGGAGCGTATAGGTATTACTTTACTAGGGTTCCTGTTACTTTAGATATGTCTAATCCATCAATTAAATTCAACGCATAATGGTTAAAATCTATAAACCAACAGAAACTACGAATGTAGGAAAGCCTTGGGGGTTCTCAGGAGTCCCTAATGATGGCAGGAGCATGCCGATAGACACTGATGGGAATTATTACGTCAGAAGGGCTTATAGGAGTATTGCTGAGGCTGTGCAAGTTCTACCTGTATTAAACGAAGGTGGAACCATTACTAGAAACAGGGAGGGAGGTTATCCGATCATCATTAACTCTACAGGAACTTACAATGCTTCTACAGGAACAATCACCGGAGGGAAGTATGAGATCTATAGGTGGACTAAGGGTCTTGAGAGTACTGATACTGATATAGAGCCTTGGACAGACCTTTCAGACTATGTTACCAGTGAACAGTTGACTGAGGCAATAGACTCACTGTCAGCCTCTATAGTGGACTTATTAGGAGCAGATGGGACTTATACTACAACAGACACCGGACAGACAAGAATAACTATTCCTCATACATTAAGTGCTAAACCAAGGAGGTATGATATCAACCCTAATAATCAGAATGCAGGAAATCTATCTATCTCTTGGAAAGATGCTGATGACACTAATCTGTATGCTTATTTAGGATTTAGTCAGAATGATTCAGCAAGTCTTAGGTACGTATGGTGGGCATCACAACCGGGAGAGCCACCAACTCCGGGAGAGAATAATTATGCAGATGGATATGTTACGTCAGGATATGTAAATTAACAATACTTAAATAAATAAAATTATGGCAATTACTTACAGGAGAGTCAAAGGCTCAAATCTAACACCAGACGAGGTTGATGACAACTTCTTGGACTTATCCACAAATAAGGTAGACAAAGTTTCAGGGAAACAGCTTTCCACTGAGGACTACACTAGTACGGAGAAAACAAAGTTATCAGGCGTAGCTACAGGCGCAACAGCTAATAATACTGATGCTTTCTTGGTCGCAAGAGGGAATCATACCGGGACGGAGAGTGCAGATGTATTAACAGATGGTACAACCAATAAAGCATATACAGCTACGGAGAGAACTAAACTTTCTGGTGTTGCATCCGGGGCTACGGCTAATCAGACTGACACATATTTACTCGATAGAGCAAATCATACAGGTACACAATCTGCCGATACTATTATAAATGGTACAACGAATAAGGTGCTGACAGCATCAGAGAAAACCAATGTAGGTAATATTCCTACTTTAACGGCACAAGTTGCGGCCATCTCACCTACAATTCAAACAGAAACCGCCGCCTACATACAAAGAATCATAGCCGCAGGTTCATCTATTGACGCTTTTACCATTAATGCTATAGATGAATTTGTCGTAAGAGGTAAAGCGGAGGGTTGGTATACTTCTATTCTGAACTTTGCACCTATATTAGGTGGTAGTTTAGCGGGTGCATTAGTTAAATTAGTTACAGAACCGGGGGGAGCATCTTCAATGGTTGCGACAAATTTAGTTGCCGCAGACTATAACCCGCGTTATGGATTTAGGATTTTAACCAACTCCTTAGCTATAGGTAAATATGTTAATACTGGTCTTTCTCCTGATGCACTTGGACTTACCACAACTGGTATAGGTTTAGGATTATTTGTAACCGAGGATTCCACATCAGCAACGGAATCTTTTATCATGGGTAATAACGGTGTACCCGGATCAACTCCGGCACAGTTTGATAAAATACAAGCGACTGTGAATTTAGGAAGATTGACTATTTCAAATGTATCTTATAACGTTGCTGTAGGTGGTAACAGAATGCAGTTTATTAATATTAATGGTGCAAATAATTTTCAGGGTTATAAAAATGGAATACGAACAAATGATAGCACTGCAACTGCTTTAACTGCAACTGCTTTAACAGAGCCTATTACGCTTTTTAGAGGCATCGGAGGTAGTGCTTTTGTCTGGGGAGTAGGTTCTATTGGTTCATTTATTCTTACTCAGCCTTTAACTTCTGTTAGAGCATCCCAATTAACAAAGGCGATTTATAACCTTTACATTAGGACTGGACGTGTCCAAACTCAAGGTAGCAATATTGAATGGGATGGAGATTCAATTACCGCGGGTCAAGGAGTTACACTACCCTCAGATAGATTTAGTAATATAGTAACAGCTTATATTGGTGGTAATATGTTTAATTTAGGTATACCATCTGGTAGAACAAATCTTGCCGGAGGAAATAATGCCGCAGCACCTGTACCTTTAACTCTTACCGCATTAGATGTTGACATACCAATTAACACTAGCATTATAACCATGGGTGTTAACGATGAATTAGCTACAGGTGATGTGACTTCGCAAGGATATCAAGCGTCTTTGGAAAGTATTATCCAATATAAAAAAGATAAAGGCCAAAGAGTTATATTAAATTCTCCTACATACTTATCAAGTGAGACTAGTGGGACTTTAGTAACTCCTTTAGCAAGACAAAGAACATACTTACTTGCCGCTGCTAATGCCGCCGCAAATAAAAGTGTTCCTTTCGTTAATCTGTTAGATGCTTTTTTAGATTTAGATAACCCGCTTTCTTATACGACAGATGGAGTTCATTACAACGCAGCCGGACATAAAATTATAGCGGCTAGGATTATTGCCGTTTTACAAGGGCAGATATTCAGAACTCCAAAATTAGATTTTCCATCTATCGCCGCAGGGGCCTATTCAGATTTGACAGTTGATTATATGTATGGTGCCAGAACAAATATGAATGTAATGGTTGGACAGCCTGTAACACCTGTGGTGGGCTTGACTTATCAAGCTTTTGTGTCAGCGAATGATGTCGTTACAGTAAGGGCTATCAATAATACGGCATCGGCAATAGATGCGGCTTTACAAGTTTTAAAAATTACAGTAATTTTATAATCATGAAAATAACAAAACGACTTTTAGAAAAAAATGGGTTTGAGTTTAAACAGTACCCTGCCTCGGTAGAGTTTTTAAGAAATGATATTGTTGGTTTTTTTCAACAGGAATCAGAACAAATAGATTTAGAAAATTTGAAATTAAAATTCACTGTATTGTCTGTTAATGATTCAAGTGGGTGCGAATACGATCTTCATATGTCTTCTGAAATTGAAGATGCAGATAGGTTGTCATATCTGATTTTTGGGTTGGTAGGGGCATATTTAGATACGGAATCATGAAAAAAATATTAATAGCATTTTTAGTACTGTTCAGTCAGTACGCGTATTCTCAGGTAGGAGTTGCTACAGCAGATACGTCTTTAAGAGCAACGGTAAGCGGAACAGTTCAGATATGGAAGTCAAAAACCTACTACGCTTCGTTGTTCGCCACTATTTACAATAAAGTCCAATCAGACAATTTGCTTGCTACTAAGATTGGTTTAAGTCAGAAAGGTAATGCTTTAGGCGTAGCTACATTAGATGGGTCACAGCAGGTTCCAATCGCTCAGATACCGTCAACTATAGCAAGGACTTCTGATTTGTCAGGCTATGTACCTACAACGAGAACTGTCACTATAAACGGTGTCTCTCAGGATTTATCGGTAAACAGGTCTTGGACTATCCCATCAGCAGATTCAACCGTATATAGAACAGTAGCTAATAGCCTGTCTCTTTCTCAATTACAAACGAAGTTCAACCTTAAAGCTAATACTGGCGGAGGTAACGCTACAGGCACTTGGCCTATAAGTATTACGGGGAATTCAGCTAATGCTACTACGTGGAACGGGGCTGTATTCGATGGTCAGTCTGTCCTAACAGGAACGTATACTTATATATTAGGGTATAATGGTACTAAGTGGATGCCCTCAAGTGCCGCGCAAGTTCAAACATTTTTAGGTTTAGGGTCTAATGCCTATACGAGTACCGCGTACACTCCCACAGCACGAACAATAACAATTAATGGTGTTACTCAGGATTTAAGTGCAAACCGAACTTTTACTGTAACAAGCTCGACCCCTACATTAGATCAGGTTTTAACAGCGGGAGCATCAAGTAATCAAACTGCGGGTTTTGGGAATGTTAATGTAATAGGTAACGTTACGACCGCTGGATATAATGCCACAAGCGGAACAGTGGCTAATGCGCCTACTGCAAGTACAGATGTAGTTAATAAATCGTATGCTGATGCTTTAGGCAAGGAATTTTTAACGGTTAATAGTTGGGGATCAAATCCTACTCTATATATCACAGGAAGTTCGTTTTATGCAGGGGGTAGTGTTTCGGTTGTTTATATAGATTGTTCTACGGGGAACAAAACATTATACTTGCCTACAATAGCAGATATGTTTGGCAGAAAAGTTGTTGTATATAAAACAGATGCTTCTGCTAATACAGCGACTATTACTTCCACTGCTGCATTAAATATCAACGGTTCTCCCACTTATACACTTACAACACAATACCAGTCTGTAGAAATAAGGGCAGGCAATAATGGTTACACAACTCCAAATCAATATTATGCAAGGTAAAACCCTAACACTCGCGCTACTATTTGTAGCCCTATTCGCAAAAGCACAAAATTACTCAGTGGCAGAGCCTCGCATGAGGGTAAATCGAACGGCTTCATTGGTCTTGTCTACTTCATGGCAAACATTAGCCTTTAATGGTGCGTCAACATTGAACTTCAATACCTACGGCATGAATCCTGCTACAGGTACACAGATGGTGAACTATAACACCACATCAAATCTTTTCCGAGTCTACGGAGAGTACGATAAAAATATACTTGTTCAGCTTTTCTTTAATACGACTACTACAGCGGTAGCTATTGGCACAACCATGCAATACAGATTCGTGATACCTAATGGAGGTGGTGCAGGGGTAGATACATACTTTCCTTTTCCTGAGAATGGTGGATATGGTGAGATTGCTAGCTTAGGACTTGCTACTGTTGGTATGAATAGTATCTCAGCACCTTTGGCTGTGTACGCTAATAGTGCTGTAAGAACAAATGGATTTTACATTCAGGTCAGATTATCTAACACAATAACTTTAGGCAATAGTACTATTAACTCAGCGGCTTGTGTGATCACATCTAGGTATTAACTTAATAAAATCATCCTTATATGGGCGTAATCTTCACTGGTTATGCCCATTCTTCTTTATAGGAAAAAATATTCTAATTTTATGCCTTAATCAGTAATAAATATCTCATGAAAGAAGAAGTACAAAAAGGCAGAGTAATAAACACCAAATGGTGGATCATCCCATCGTTCTTATTGGCGGTAATGGGTTTTATACTCTCTACTACCACCAAAGATGAAAAGTCACTAAGGGTTACTTATGATCCTGCGACTACCAAGCACTATGTTAATGGATTGCTATGGGACTTACCTGTAAAGGTGTTGCACTTTAAAGTCAATCCTAGTGTCTCTAAGAATGCTGTTGTAGATTTGAAAGGTGCGGACCTAAATGAGATATTTGATGTTCAGGTTACTGCGATAAGGGATGTTATAAGTCCATTAGAGGTGCCTTTGGTGAGCGTGAAGACCATATCTACTAATGGCATACTTTATGACTTAACTGACAAAAATAACGTGCTTATAAAGCGTCCTAGAGAGTGTGTTTTATACTTCATGGTTACTGGCTACTAATACTAACAATTTAAATATATATTATGAAAAAGAAAGAGAACGAAGAAATGAAAAAGGTTGTTCCTATTATGAACAGAGTAGGTGATGATGAAGATACACCTGATGATGGTGGTTGTGAAGGACTTCCGCCAAGTGAACCGGGAGGTACTGGCGCAGGAGATTGGGCTTGCAGAGGCGGTAAATGGCAGTGGATTCAAGACATAGGAGGCTAGTTATGAAAAGGTATATTCTCCCTGTCTGTGCGTTATTATTCTGCATTAGCTATAACCTGTTTCTTATAGAGAAGGAAGCTGGTTTATTTGGATTGGATGCGTTGTATATGAAATCATGGTTCAACGCTCAGATGCTAGTTCCATCATTAATTTTATTTGTGTATGGGTTTAGAGGTGTGTATAAAAACTTAGACAGGGAGTTTTACATTCTAAATGCCAGTCTGATCACGTTTGTTTATTTATGGGTTGTGTTTAATAACATGGGGATGTGTATGTTCGAAATACGACCAAAGATTGTAATATTTAATTCTTTTGTACTTTTGTTCACAGGGTTAGTCTTGTGGAGTGCTAAGGTTCAAGGACTCTTTAAAGAAAAGAAATGACACACGTACGCAGGATGGAAAACACAAAACTCGTTGAGTTACTTTTACAAGCACAGTGGTACTTCATGTTTCTTATGGCAACGGGTTTGGGTGTAGTGGCGATGGATAAGTACCGTAAGTTGAGGGATAAGGAAAAAATGGACAAGTTGGGTATACAAACCTCAATAGTGAGGACTAAGTTCATCGACAAGTTTTGTTTAGCGGTCTTTGTTTGCTATCTAGTCCATGGATTTTACGACTACCGGGGCTATCCACCGAAACAAGAACCGTTTTTCATTCTTCTGGCATCGTTTCTGCACTACCCGATCGCAGGGTTTATTGTAAACAGATTATGGCCGATCATTCAAAAAGCAATTACAGGAGGAAATACAGATGTATAGAATACTAGTTGATATAGCGATAATCTTCTCAAGCATTCTAAATGTTGTTGGGATTGCACTTTGGGGGTTCGTATCCCTGATAATGATGGAAGTTTTGCTTTGTAAGCACGCAAAAGACATGGAGTTCAGTTCAATTGTAAGGAGTGTATTTAGCAGGAAGATGTGCTTAACGTTAAGAAAGATCAGGAGACGCTACAAGCAAGGATTTATCAATGGCTTACACATATCATCAATATTATTTTTTGTTGCCTCCTACATCGTTATATACTACCGTTTGACAGAGTTAACGGAGCATGTTAGAGGTCTTTCAGATTACTTAAGGACATTAAGCAGTGTTATTCTCCCTGCGGGTATTATAGTTTTGTATAGATTTATGGGATATAAAGTTTCAATAGTTTAATAGAGGTTTAATTTAGGTTTAAGATTGGTCGTTTCATGGATGTGGAGCGACCTTTGTTGTTTTAGGTGCTGATGTTTTATCTTTGAATAAAAAACACAACGTTATGGCAACAGACAAAGAATCAATGGACAAGCTAAACGAGTTACATCCGGCAGTCCGACAATCAGCAATAGACGCTTATACAGAAGCATGTGCTATCACTCCTAAAGGTGTCCATCCGTCAATTACAGAGACCTACAGGACATTTAAACGCTCAGATGACCTATATGCTCAAGGGAGGACTAAGCCCGGCTCTATAGTAACAAATGCTCGTGGTGGAGATAGCGTTCATAATTACCGTATGGCTTTGGATTTCGTGATTTTAGTTAATGGTAAAATGTCATGGAAGGTTGATGCCAATTGGATGAAAGTGGTAGAATGCTTTAAGAAGCGTGGCTGGAAATGGGGCGGTGAGTTCAAATCTATCACAGATTATCCGCATTTAGAAAAGACTATGGGGTATACTTTAAAACAGCTAAAAGCTAAGTATGCAAAGAATGACTTTATTCAGGGAGATAAATACTTAAACTTATAATCATGGCAGTAGAAAATCAAGACAATCATTTCGATAAAATCTTTTGGTACATCGCAGGGGCTACATTCCTTGTGCTTTTGTATGTAATGCTGATTACATTCTTCCCGGTTCCTGAGAAATCTCAGAGGTTCGTTGATATAGCGCTAGCCTTTTTATTGGGATGGGTCAGTTCAAATAGTCAATACTTAACAGGTGGAAATGCTACAAGCAAGAAAGCTGAACAAAGAACCACAACGGAGATCACACCTGATGGCGGCACTACTGTAACAACCGAACCTGTTACACCTATTGTTCCAGTAACACCTGTAGAAGATGGAAAGTAAACAGATAGTTTCTCCTACATGGGGGACAGTATTAGGATATATAGTTATTTGGACTTTAATCTTTATGCTTGCACTATGTGGTTGTGGTGCTAGAAAGACTCAGACTGAGATAGCCAAGAAAGAGACCGTACAAGACGTTAAGTCCTCCGAGTTAAGCAATGTATCCACTAAAGAGAGTTCGAGTCTTGTAGAGGCTAAAACAGACCAAACAGCTAAAGTCAAAGAGGGTAGTATTACTACAACCACAGAAGAATATGCTAATGGAGGTTTAGTAAAGAAGACGGTGAGTGTGGAGAGTAAAAAGAGTACTGACAATTCTAGTAAGAGTTCTACAAGAACGTTTAATCAGACAAGGGTTAGAGAGGAACTTAAGGTTGTTACTATTACTCTGCATGTGAAAGAGACAGAGAAGCTAAAGGTTAAGTCTACGGATGCTAACAACAATAAGATTTGGATTGTGATTGGATGTTGTGTGGGGTTAGCTATTCTTGTTTGGGGATTCTTGAGGTTTGTGAAAGACAAGTCTCCGATTTAAAGATCGTTTTTATTGGTGTAAGCCCTGCCGGATTAGTCTGACAGGGCTTTTTAGTTTATGCCTTTACATATCTAGCAATAAAATTATCGTATTCATCCTGAGAAATATTCAGGTTCTCAATTAGCACTGATGCTTTAGGTGATACAGTGTCTTCTGAGATTAGATCAGGTTCTACTAATTGTAGGTAGTCTGCTACCTCGTCGATGTTGCATATTGTCGTGTCGTAGTCCAATACAGAACAGTTCTTAAATGTTATTTTTACGTAATTACTCATGGTCTTCTAATTTAAATGTTAATGATCTAAGTGTTTCTATGCGTATATCTCTTTGGGAATCTCCTTCGGTATGAACGTCGAATTTTATCAATGTGGCAGTCTTACCTGTCTTCTCAGATATAATGTCTTGGAGGTCTTGTAATGAGACCACACAGGTGGTTTTAGTGTCTATCTTCATGGCTTCTTGATTAGTAATACCCAATTCCCTACTCTTTCTTCCAACTCTTTCCATTTACGATACAGTTCGCGTCTTCCCTGAGTAAAGGCTCCTAAGTGAGGAATGTCTTCTGGTTCTTTTTCGCCATAAGGATTTTCTTTAAATACCTGCAATGAATACGTAAGCGATTCAAAGGATTCTTTTGCTGTGTCTACTGGTGTATTGTCTTCGTAGGACTTATGGATTTTAGTATGTCCAAAGATTAATCCCGGCATCAGGAAATCACATTTAGCCTCACTTAATTCAAAAGGATCGCCTAATATCTCCCATTCTCCTTCTGGCAATATCTCGTCGGCTGTATGGTCTACATTTAGGTCAGTTGTATATATCAAAGCAGATGAAGGTATTTCAGGTGATAATTGTGAGATTCTAAAGTCTCTGGCATCAGGAGCAACTTTCATAAACACAAGTTCGTGTTCTCCTATTTTAGCTTCTACTGTCATATGTTCTGTTTCTAAGTGTCTCATGAAGTTTAACTATGCTTCCTCTTAATTGCTGTATTTCTTTAGCGGCTGATTCTAAGCTTCTCTCAAGCCTCCTGATCTCTAAGGCATGGTTTACTGCCGGACAAAGTTTCATGCCCTCATAAGTCAGCAAAAGAGCATCTTGAAAGCCTTGACGGTATTCAGCATCATGTTCGGGTATTTTAGCTAGGTAAGCCTTTAGTGTAGCGTATATGCTAATGATTGAATGCTGTTCCATAGCTAGTCCTTGATAAACGTGCCATTCACAGTTTTACCTGTCCTTTTAGCAATTACATTATAAGCAGACTCTAGGCATTCATCATAACTCCATCCTAATTGATAAGCTAAAAGAATTAAGGTCACCTGAACATCACCTATTGCATCAACCTGCTCGTGCAAATCAGCTTTGATGATGGCATCACCAAGTTCCCCTGCTTCTGAGATAAACTTAGCAAACTGTTTAAGTGCGTTCTCTGGCTTTAATAATCCTTTGTTGTCTGCCCATTCTAGGACTTTAACCTGTAGTTCGTTGTTGTTCATCTTATTTGTACATTTCTTCGTTAGTAAATAATTCGTTGATTTTAGCGTGTAGTAGAGCCTCTGCATGGTGGTATACACCAAAGAAGTATTCAAAGTCTCCGGGTCTTCCACTCTCTATTTGATTCATCATTGACTGAGCCTCGTCTTGAATGGCTTTTAAGTCTGCGGGGGTTAGGTTATTCATGATTTGAGTTCTAAAATTAATTCGGTAAAAAACTCTAATTCTTCCATAGAGTCTAGTCTATCTTGCTTACATTGATTGGTACGTGTAGCGTTATTCAATTTTATGTTATAATAATCGTCTATTGTGCCACCTTCCAATAAAACCTGTAGACAATCATGAAGCACTGCGTTGATACGTCTGTCACGTCTTGCTGAGTTCATAACAGACTCTGTGATCTCTACCTTAGTCTTATAGTGAAATTCGGTTCCTATTGATTCTAGGTTTTTATAACTTTCTTGCGTTTTGTAGGCTATTAATCTGATAAGCCTTTCTATTTCTTCTCTGTTTTCCATGCTATACTAGTTTTAATACTGCTTCTACTTTTGCTGTAAATGGTTTGTCTAATTTGTATAAGTCTTTAAAGAGGTTGTTCATGTAGATGATGCTCGTATGATGCATACCTCCAAATAAAACGCCTACCCTCTTTAATCCATAGTGAGGGTTTACTTGCAAAATCATGCCTATAGCTATGCATCTAGCCTCTGCTACAAGTCTTGTTCTGTTTCGCTGGACGATTGTGTTTCTCGATACATTTAAGACCTCACATACGATCTCTATGATGTTGTCAGGGTCACTTTCTCGTCTTCCTGATTTAACCATTAATTGCTTTTCTTCTGTTAACCCTATATACATCAGTGGGGATACAGGTTCTTTTTCTTTAGTTGCTATCATGATTCTGTTTGTGAAGGTTCTACAATTTCCGTTGGCGGGTTTTCTCTGTCGAATTGTTCGTACTGATCGAGTATTGATCTGAGTTGATTTGTCTCCATAGTCCCAAAATACCTGAACAGTCTGTGCATCTCAAAGTGATGATCGTACTTCATTTGCTCTCTGTTGGTGTGCTTTACTGCGAACGCTAGGGCTAACTCAATTTGTCCTAGGCTCTCTTTGATCCTTCTGATGTGATTGTTGACTCTAGGGTCTGTAAACTTCGCTGAGTGTAAGTCGTAGGCCATCTCTATCTCTAGGCAACCTACAAGTACATTCATGGTTTGGCAATGGCGTAGTACACGCTTTATTTTTTCTGATGGTTCGTTCATAATTCTAGTCTGCTTTTTAAATAACCTAATTCTCTTGATTCTTTATCGTTGTCATGGATGTGTCTATGATGCTCGGAACAAACTGCCATCCACTCTGAGGTGTCTAACATATATTTTTCACCTCTACCTCGAACATGGTGGCATTCCGTTGACGGTCTGTGGCAACCTTTGAACATACACTTGGGGTTTTGCTCCATGTACGTCTTTCTTAGCGCCATATAAGCCGTATTAAGCTTCTTTTGCTTGTCAGAGACCTTAGCTATTTGTTTGCGTGGTTCGGTGACTTCTAGGGTCTTAAAAGAACTCTTAATCCCATTAACCTCTGAGGTTCGTTTCAAAGCACAGTTCTTACATAGACCATCGTGTTCTTTACACTTTGCTTTCCATAGTCCTCCTATGTAGTTACAGTTCTCTCCTGAGCATTTCTTAGCTTTCATTTTAATATGCCCCTCTTATGTTAAACGCTATGTGAATTTTCACTCCTTTGTACTCTATTTCGATCTTTTCATCTTTAATATCCAGTATTTTAAAGTTCCATATAGCGTGTACTCCATTAAGAATATAGTTATATAGAGTTTGAAATTCTTTTCTATTGCAGTTTACGTTTTCGCTTGACAGTATCCTTTCTTGCCCGCTGTCAATAGTATGAAAAGCATTTTCTATTTTTTCCATTCCGAAGTCAAGTAGTTGTTCCATCTTGTTTAAATCTAGTTGAGAAATATGTTCCTTCTTCTTTTGGTTCAAAGAACTTAGCTATGAGTATGTCTACTCCACACATCTTAATCCTTTGGTGCTGTTGTTCGATCTGAGACCTTAATAGGTCGTTCATCTTTCGATCCTTGATCTTTAGCATTACTTTAGGTTTTTAGCGTATTCAAGAATAAGTAAAGCATCTGCACTCCATAGGGTTACTTTCACGCTTGGGAAAATCTGTTGAGCCTTAGCCTTTAGTTTGTTCTTCCATTCAGTTTTAGACAGACCGCTTGCATTGCCGATCATCATTGTCTTTTGCCATTTTTGAGGCGATAGGGTTGTTGTCTTGATCTCAAGGGCAAGTAATGCCATTTCAAGGTGTCCATAGCCTTTGCCGAAATTAAACATAGCGGCACCTCCCATACCCGGACGTCCTGCAACTTTCTCCATGTGGCATTCAACGATATATTTGTCTGTGAACGATTTTAATAGGTCATACAGGTCTTTTGGAGTCTCAGGCATCTTATATACCGAAACAGTATTAAATTCGCTTATAAAGGCTAATCCACCAAGACTACCGGGGTCAATTGCTAAGGTGCCTTTTATTTTACTTTCCATATTATTTTAGTTTTAAATTGAAAATGCCGCAAATAGTACGACACGTTATAATTCCATTCTCGTATACTTTGTAGTTACCCGCAGGATAGTCATTGATGATCTCTACTACTTCTCCTTCTGGCAATTCCTCTGTTTCAATACATGGTTTTTGTCTCAGGTAATAAATACCTTCCCAATTATAGAAATCAATTCTTTTATAATGTTCAGGAATAGTGTTGTCTACTAGAGGCACGCTCAATACATCTCCATCAGGAGTGTTTATTAGCCCTTCTAAAGCGTTAGCTTGATCTGATTGGTTAATTGGTTGTTTATCTTCTTTCATGATCTCTTGAGTCAGGTATTTCAGTCCATTTGTTAACTATTATTTCTTCGCAGTCTAGGTCTTGGTGTCTGTCTGTAGTCCAATGATCTTTTTGCCATGTTCCTATTGTTGTAATCTCTGCCATATGACTTGTTCCGATGAAGTCAGCTTCTATGAGTACAGCCTTGAATGATTCTGGTTGTTCAACTTTAGCATCTCTCCATCTGAATTTATCAAGCAAATAATGATTACATATTTGAATGGTGTCTACAAGAGGTATTACTTGGAGGTTATATCCATATTCACACGCAAGACCTGCTTTGGAGATTAGTCGTTCTTCAAGTTCTTTCATGGCTTTATACCTCGTCTTTTAGTGACAGAATTAACTTTTCATTCCAGTATCGGTCAGCGGTTAATGATGCGTCCCATATCCTTTCTTTAGCCTCGTCAAGTTTAGCATTGGCGTAATGTTTCATTGCTTCAATGATATAAGGTTTGACCATTGAGTGAATGTGAAAAGGCATTGCCTCATACATTGTTTTGTAGATCTCTTCTGCTGTTTTCATGGTTTAAGTGTTAATGTATGAGTATCAGGACTCGATTTTGAAATTTCTGTAACTCTGAACGTCTGCCTGTTTCTCTTTTTATAAGCCTTTTTCATCTTTCTTGGAAGATTGTAATATATCTTCCCTTTGTGTAAATACCAGAATATCTGATTTACCTTAACTTTTGGTCTGTATGACATGATTATTTAAGTTTAACTTTCTCAATGTAACTACGGCATTCATCTACTCTGCCTTTGATTTGCTTGATCACTTTTTCATCCCTTACAACCTCAAAGATTTTAATCCTTAAGTGTGCCGGAAGATGTGAATAAGTCATCTCTTGTTTCACTTTCTGGTACAATTCATCAGGTATCTCTCCCCTTAGTCCCTCAGCCCAAGACAAACGTCTCATTTCAGCCTTCATAATGTCTAAAGGAGCATCCATAAGCACGTACACCAAGTAAGCCTTTTCGTAGCCTGTAAGCGCCATATAAGCCTGTAGTTGATAGTCATACCCTTTAGTAGGTATCTCTGTCTCAAACAAAGGAAAAGTATAACAGTCGTAAGAGTTCTTAATATCAATCACTACTGATTCTTCCTCGATTAAAATGTCTGGCGTTCCTGTGAAGTAGTCATCTTCAAACCATTCATCGTTTTTGGTTATGTCCTCTCTCCAACCAAGCTGTTCTTTGACGTATTGGATTGCTTCGTCTTCCATTACGATACCCTTCTCAGTGTATTTGTTTTTGAAGTTCTTTCTACGGTCGTACAGCGATTCTTTTAACCAATTGGAACAGAATGTCTCTCCTGTCTTTCCGAGTCCCTTAACACCCATTATATCCCCTATTCCAGAGGCACGTATCTTAAACTCTTTGAGTTCTTTCATTTCTTCAACCACCACCTCTCTGAAATGGCTGTCTGCATCTATTGTTCCTTCCATTGTTTTAAAATCTACACAGGTAACATATTTTTCTATCGTTTTCATCAAAGCCTAACATAGAACCGCATCTACTGCAATTATTAGGGTCTAACCTTTCTTGCATGTCTTTTATCCAAGACTTTCTTTTCTTAAAAAGCCTAATTAACATTTCATTTGTTTTTAAGGTGTCAGGTAAAGAGTTGAAGTAGGCTTCTAAGTCATATACTTTTTTAAACTTACCTATGGCTTCTGTTGCTTCTATTGTTCCTTCCATGATTATTTTATTTGTG